GGTTAAGAATGTGTTGGAGTATCCTTCTGTAGTATTACCAATGATAAGTTCTTTCCCTTTAAAATATCATTAGCAGTAGCAGTACAGTCCTCAGAATAGACGCCATTACCGTCACCACCAGAAAATAAAACTTGTGACATCTAAACTCCTTTCAATCCAATTGTAAAATCCATCACGGGTTTCTTGTAAACTTTGAATGTAATTTCCCCGTCAGCAATGATGTTTGTACCTGCTGCTAAAAAGCTGAAAGCCTTGTTGTATGCTTTTTGTTCTGTAACAGTTGCGCCATCTTTCAGCAATTTCACAGCCAGAGGATTATCAGTGCTTCTTAAATTTTGAACAGATATTGTTTGAGAATATGGGGCAGAATCGCCAGACCAATTAGAAGTTTTAAGGGTAACTGTTAAAAGACGATTGTAATCAAATATTTCATACCAAGAATTAGAAGCTAATGCAGTACGATAAAAGATTTTCCCATTAGTGTAAATTACCTGTAAAAAAAGATCGCCTCTTCTAATTACATGAAGGATACCAGCTGTACTCGCAGGATATGTTGGTGGAAGATGAGTTAATAGATTTGCTGTGCTTTCATCCCAACAATATAATTTGTTACAGCCATCACCATAACCTTTTAGATTATCAAGGTCTGTGGTATTTGTAATGACTTCTGGATTTAATAAATTATGAATTTTCGTTATAGAATAAGAATTTGTATCGGCTCCAACATCGCCCATATTTAAATTATCATCAATGCCAATGGTAGCATTTGATAATCCATTGATATATGTTTTTACATCATCTTTGAAAAATTGCTGGACAGCTTTAATTCCGTCCATCAGCTGATTAAATTTTTGTGCATTGAATAAAATACGATCTAATTCAGGATATGCAGAAAGATATTTAGCAGCTTCTGTATATTTCTTTTCCTGAATTAAATTGTTGTATGCTAAAGCAAGCGGAGCAGTAAGAGAATTGATATCCTGCATATTATCCCAGTTATCAACCTGTCCTGGAAATTGACTACGAGGATACTGCTCGTATTGTGTTATTGTTTCACTCATGTATTATTGTTCACCAACTTTCTATTTTTACGGTTATATACGTATGAAAAATCTTCTAAGAATTTATAAAGAGTTACAGACATTGTTCCAGATCCGAAAGACCATGAAAAATTTTTGATAATATATTGGTTTTTCTTCTTATTATATTGCGCTGTATATTCCACTTTCATATTGACATCGATCCACGGAACAACCAGAGTATTCAGATTGATCGTATCCATCATTGCAGTAGACTTATATGTAAGATACTCAGCCTGATTATAACAAGCAGCATCATCGCTCAGATTGCTATAATCCACAGGATTTACAATCTCATAACCAAGATTAGTAGTAGAGAAAGGACAATCCTTAGATGTCTCTTCATACCTGCCTTTACACTGATATTGTCCAAGAAGATATAGAGAAGCTACAATATTATTAGACTCATCTACGGTCATTCTTCTATATCTGAATACATAGACGGTATCTTTGCTCAGTACCTTTTCTGTTAGAGCGTTCCCATTGCCGTCAACTATAGGAATAGGAGAGAAGTTACCGATTGTAAATTGAGGGCTTGCTTCATTTTCAGCTGGAATTTTTATAGCAATCATGGTCAGATTATCCAAGTCTTCCCATTTCTCATATTCAGTGAAGTCTACCTTATATATATTATTTTCGTATGTACAAGTCTCAGCATATCGATCTGTATTGCTTAATTCCAATACCTTTCCCCATACTTCTGTCACATTATAAATACCTGTGAATGAAAGACTAGGGTTCTCATCGATAACAATATCTTGCATAATGTCATCAGATAAAATAACAGGATCATCTAAACAAGTAGGGATCTTTCTCCAAGTAAATACACCATCTGCATCGAAGAAGTATTCCCAACTATCATAAAGCTCACAAATCTCTTTCCATACATCCGCATAACTCGCACCTGTATTAAACTCCAAGTCATAAGGAATTTCTTTCTCGATATCCTCTACAACATAAGAAGTGATACCTGCCGCATCCAAGGTAGCAATGATCGACTTTCTTATATCTTCACCCGCCGGTATCTTTAAACCTGTAACGGCAACAATTTCTGTATTACCATCGCCTGAATTGGTAGAACCATATCCTGGCATTTTGCCATTTAGAGTTCCATCATATAAGGACATTAGATCACTGCAGGAGAGTGAAAGCTTTCTCTCAGTCTGAGAAAATGTGTATTTCATGTCCGTATATGCGAATGTGCCAATGCGATACCAAATAGTTTTTCTTCGCTTAATTGACCATACTCCGTAGTAAACACGAAGTCTTTTGTTATGCCAGATTTTTTTATCGGGGCCAATATCAAAAGAAGAATCTGTAATTGCAATATCACAAGTGTATGATCTTCGTTGCTGAGAGGAATTATCTACAGAATAAGAATCGGTGAGAATTACACCTGTCAAAGAATCCAGAATTTTAAGAGAGGAATCACATAACTCAACTTTTAGATAGATTGTCTGCGAACCTTGTCGCAAAATATCTATATCATCTTGCGTTACAATCATATAACTCCTCCCTTCTAAAATGTCGTAACATCTGTAAATCCGTTATAATTTAATTCTTTTGCATCGTATGGGTCTGCACACTCAACCCAACTAAATTTATTTGTTACCAATTCATAGTTCTTACTTCCATCATAAACAGCCTGACGTTCAGACTCCTCAATATTATCTGTAATGTTGATCATAAAGAGTTCACCTTCGTATGACTTGATGAGTTTCGGCTGACCATTTGTAAGCATCTGAATAATCTTGTCTCTGTACTGGTACGGAAGTAATCCATCATTCTCTATGCCATCACAAGGCAAGTTCAAGAAGATACATTCAAATGTTCCACTCCTATAACCTGTGATACCATTTACCACTGTAATAGGATATTTCCTGTTCAATGGCTTAACGGCAGTAGCGCCATAATTGTATGTATCACTGCGAACCACATTTAAGATACATGGATAAGATGTGTCGTTATCAACCAAGAAGTAATAGTCGAATTTAGACTTAACAGAATTGGTAATATAGTTATCTTCTGCACCAGAAATAACAGGAACATAAGCATATTCCACTTCATCTACTGGTTCAAGATAATCAATAAATTCGATTGCCAAGTCTTCCTTTGTATTAATTGGCTTCTCAAAAATAGTTTGGAATTTAGAATCTTTGGAAGTCTTTTTCTTGATACGTACCTGTTCTACGATGCTTTCTGTAAAGTTTACATTACCACCGTATAAATTACCTTCTAGCTTTGTATACAATCTGGTATCAAAAGTCCATGTTGTATCAAACGTTCCATCAAAGGTATCATATATTTTATTCGTAACTAGAATAACATCAAAGTGTGCATTTTTGATTTCAAGAACATCGACCTGATTATCTTGTGAGAGAGTAGAAGATGCAGAGTCCGTATCGCCTGCATATGTTAATCCTAAAAACATGCCTATCCCTCACTTTCTGAGTCTTCAATTAAGACCAAATGTAAATCATAATAATTCCCTACACGAACGATATATAGAACAAAGCTCTGATTATCTGTAGGAAGTGTAACAAAGTTACTCATTGCAACTTGTGCAAATCCTGAAAAGGCTGACTGCAATTCAAAATATGCTGCCTTACCATTTGAAGAAGCATATTCGCCTTCTCTGTAATACACATTTGCAATATTTGTTCCAGTTTCATCCTGGAATTTAATAATACTTTTATTTATAAAAGGATTTTTGATTACAAAGATTTTTGTGAAGTCACCTTCGACTACAAAACCAGAGTCGAAGACAATTCTATTATCAAATACATTTGCACCGCTAGGATGGGTATAATCTACTGGTTTATCAGACCAACCTTCAATTGACACGATATTACTTCTGATTTCCACGCCACCAACTTTGGGTAAGTTATTGGCTTCGATAACAGACATGATATGTCGTTTCTTGTAAGCAACAACAATATGGATATAACCAGTATCCAGCATCATTCCATGAAGAGTAGTACCGGTTGCTCTGATATAATAATCGGTAGCATTTTCCAAACCTGTGAACATAGCTTTCATAGAAGTAGTGTCATATAATGTATTTGTCGTTTGTAAAACGTTCTTTTGGTAAGAACATAAAGTTATTTCGTAGGAGTTTAATGCCTCATCCTCACTCTGAGAGTAGGAGAGTGTGAATTCATATTCAGAAGCTTTAATAACGGTATCATCTACTACAGACAAAGAAAAAGAAGGAGTAGAGAAGCAGTAGAAAGGAGTTCCAATATCCTGTTCGTCTGATTCATTATCATCAGCATCAAAGACAGTGATCGTAGCAACATAATATTCACCATTCACCAAATCTGTATCAGCTGGAATTACATACTCTTTCTTCATAGAAGATACTGTTTCGTCATAAACGACTTCACCAGAAGAATTTAATTTGATTTTACATCGAACTTTAAAAATCTGGTTTCCATTCCATGTAAAACTAATAGTAGAACCAACCGACCTGTCAAATGGTTCTATTGGATTTATAATCGCATACATATTTCACCACCCTTTATTTTATTTTCTTTACAGCACCTTCACCATACTAATATTCCCCTGGGAATACTGGATCACGTACACGTTCCCCGTCATATTCATAGGATATAGTGTCAGAGTACCATAATTAAAATTATCTCTTTCTTTGCCACCATTTCTGTGAGGTATCCATAAGAAGTTATACCAGCCTTCGGGAATAGAAACGTTCTGATAAGTGCAAGCAGTAATATGTACAGATCCACACTGTCCATAACCTTCTTTGAGTTGATTAATTGCGTCTAATGCACTTCCTGCGTTCAATTCCCCGGCAAAGAATACTTCATCACTCTGAATATACAGCTCATTCCACTTATTCTGCGGCGCACATACAGTAACAATCTTACCTGTTTCTACTGGCGTTTTACATCTGGCACTGTAGCGCTTACCCTTATATTCAATCTCGTATACGCCATCTTTCTTCTTATCTATAACAATGGCTCGGAATGTCTTGTCATAGGCGGCTTTGTTGATAGATTTGCTAATCATTTCCTGCACCATAGAAATAACATTCTTAAAAATCTCTGTATAATTTTCCATAAATTCTCCTTTAAATCAAAGAAGAGAGTACCCATTTCTGGATACCCTCTTATAGTAAAAAAGCCAGAATAAATCTGACCCTTTAAAATATTTCCATATATTCAATATCTTTTAATCTAACAATCATTTTTACATCACTGTCATTTGTGTGGTCTGGCTCGTTTGCGCACAGTAAATTTGAAGCAACTTCACGTTTGCTAAAGGCACTTACTACGATCCAGGAATCTTCACCTTTTTCTTCACAGAATTTAAAATGACCCATTATGTAATAATTCTTATTTTTGAGATATACTTTTACATTTGATCCTTCCTCATAATCTATAGCGTAATCTAAAACATTTTCAAATATAGATTTACCAAATAAAAAGGTAATAAGATTTTGAAACCATTCTTGCGCCAATAGACAATAAATAATTCCTATTAAGACGATCCCTAATACAATACTAGCAAATACATTTAAAAATGGGTTATTTGGTATTATATTGAACGGCGATACAAGTCTTAAAAATTGTACTATAGATAATAATACAAAACTTATAATACAGCTTTTCCATATATATGAGTTTTCACTAGGCTTTTTTGCATATAAAAATGAATAAAAAGATATACAGAAATATCCTGGAACAACATATTGAAAAATTACCGGAAGAATATTTATAATATCATTAATTGTATTTATAATTTCCAACTCCTTCATCATGAGACCGTTTCAAGTTTTGTGTAAACGTTAAAAACTGATATAAGATTTGTGAATAGTTACAATGGGCAGAGCCGATTTTCCGGATTCTGCCCATATCTGCATTATACAGTAGTTTTTAGGCATGCATTGCGCGCGATTACACCTCCAAATGTGTGCTGGTACTTATGGTTCTTTGATTCGATGGTTACTGTTGTGTTCATTGTTAATTTCTCCTTTGATTTTTAAAATATTTTTATTCACGATGTTCACCTTTCCTATGTGAAACTCTTATATATTGTTATTCTCTAAAAGTTCTATTTGTTTTTTGATTTCCTTATTGCAATCATAGGTTTGATCAATTACCTGGTTGCCATAACTGTCTTTCGTGAAATGTCTGTAATCTGCAAAAACTTTAGGTGTAGTAATATATTTTTCACGAGTTGAGGTGTTGTCTTTGATTCTCTTCATAGCTTTTGATTTTATAATTTCTAATGCATCTAAAATTTCTACTATCCTACCTACGTAACGTTCTGAAAGCCCTGTTTCATCCGAGATGGTTTTATAATGCCGGTAGCAGCATAATGGGGATGTTGAAGACCTATTCATATTCAGACGTAAATAGGATAGAAGTAATAAGATATATGCAGAAGACATACGAATCGTATCCACGGAAGTTCCTTCTAGTTCTTCTTTAAAATTTAAAATTTTTTCAAGCTCATCGAAGTAAATAATTCCGAAACGATCTGGTATATCAAATTTTTCAATATTAAGTTTTACCTGCATGTATTTCACAGAATTGGTATGTTCTTTTAAACATTTTTCAAAATCAGGAAATGCTTTAAAATAATCCTGATTGGCAAGAAGTAGTAATGTATTATAATATTTTTGATTAATCTTTCCATCTCTGTAGTTTGGCTTAAGTTTTGACCAGTGGCATAATTCTGTAGTAGAAAATGCCACTGTGTCATCAAGAGAACGCCTTGCACATAAGTATGAAAAGATAATCACACGTTTATCCGATAGGGCAGTATCATATATAATTTCTTTTGGGATCTTCACATAATTAGGCAAGACGTATCACCTCACTATGCTACAAATGAGCTTATTTTACTGCTATCTACCACTTTTAATGTATTAATGAGTATGTTTGTTATTTTCATATTCATTTTCAATCTCCTTTGCAATTTTATTACAATATAATTTATACAGTTTTATAACTTCATCATTTGAAAATCTAATCGTCATATAATTATTCTCCAAAAAGAAAATTCTTCGCATTTTATCTTTTAATTGCTGTAGTTTGTTTGTATGATTTGATCCGTCTATTTCAATTATCGTTCTCGATTTTCTATCTACAAAATCGGCAATATATCTTTTTACACCATATTTTTTGTATCCATCTTTACCTGTTCCAAATGATATTTGGCACTCCAAGTATGGATACATTTCTTTAAATATTCGTTCATGTTTCGTGGTAAATTTATCATTACAACCGCCATGTAAATTAGATTTTTCATAAATTAAATAATCTTTATAATTATGTACTTGAGTTATGACATTATATAATGGTAAACTACTATTAAATATTTTTTGAGATAAATCAGATAAACAAATATTATTCATTTTAGAAAGCTTCTTTTTTAATAAAATCCAATTAAGACGTTCTTTAGAAACATCTATAGATTCTTGAGGCTTTCTATTAAAAACATTCAGTTCCTTAATGTTAATCTGTTGCATTTTAATTCCTCCAATTAAATATTTTGTTTTCAATATCTTATTCTCATAATTTTAAAAATCCATCTGGACATTTAGGTACATCATTTTATGCCTAAAACTTGATCTGTCAAATCCTAAAATAAGAGAGTAGTTTTGCATAATCTGAAATACCGATTTAGGCACATTTATATATACCTAAAATTCACTTTATCAGACTAAAGCAAAAATACATTTAGGTACATGTAGGATATACCCAAAAGTGAAAAATTCCTTCATTTGGGTACATACCAGCTATCACTTTTGTGCAGTCCATATCAAGATAGACTCATATATATCAAGAGAAGAGTATTGTACATTCACAATAAATTGTTCATGTACGATTACGGGCTTCGCCCTATATTTTGTTCTCTCTTTTTCTTTTTCTCCATTTGTTTTCTTCCTTTTGATATTTGGGTACATATATGTGTACCTATCTGCAGGTTTCTTTCTTCTTGTTTATTTTCTCTATTTGGGTACATAGTTTATATACCTAAAATGAGTGGAAAAATAATAATATGTTCTTTAAATTGATTTCTTATGTATTTTTTTCCTCTTTCTTTTATCCATTTCCACCTATTTTCACCTAAAACAGATTCATATCCTCTTTCTTTTAAGATTTGGGTACATGCTTCAGCTCCGATCCAGTCATAGTCTAATGGTTCCTGGCAGCAGTGTAGGTAATAATCAATCTGTCCTATTAACCATTTATCCGAATTATTTTGTGATGCTGGTAAAGTTCTTCTTTTTGAGCTAAATAATTTTCTTTACCCATTTTGTCAATATATGGCTACAAATCTACCGAATGTAACATCATTTTATCTATATCCCTCCTTATACAAGTCTCTACATACGGCGTAGCCAATTGAGGCTAAGTCATTACCTTTTTTAATGTTTTCTTTCCAATTCTGCATACATACCTCTATAGAATTGGGAAATTTATAAGTCTTGTAAAATTCATACATGATTGCATATAACTCTTTAAATTCTTTTATTGTATAAATCTTTGTTTCTTTTGAAGATGCCATTTTAAATTACCTCATTTTCTGTTTTATTTAGTTCTGTGTTATATAATTCTCCATTTTAAAATTTTTTCTTTGGATTTCTTTTTGTCTTATTTCTGATCAGAAGAGTGATTGACTTTCTTCATATGCTATTAGTAGACCTACGATCATTTTTTGAGGATTAAAATCTATTTGAATGGTTCTGATGATAAATTGCTAGGGTATAAGATATAAGTATTTTATTTTCTGTGAGATGAGATTTAGGCTAATGAATATCCTGGATGACTATTTAGGTACATGTTTTGTCTACCTTGGAAATTCTTTCTTCGCAGGCTCAGAAAGACCGTCCCTAATCATAGGGACTATTTCTTGTTAGTTTTATATAGGAAAATGGTTAATGATCAAAATAAGATGTTCTATAAAATTATTTACATGGGATTTGGTGACTCTGTGTAAGTTTTTGATACCTATTTTCGTTTCTAAGTACGTGAGTGGTAAGTTGGTAGGGTAGGAGAGTAAAATGGCTAGAATTTTTCTGAGCGTTGATTTAAACAAATGATATTTTAGAGATATGAATTAGGTACAAAAAATAAGACACCCTGATCAGGATGCCTTATCTAAATATTTTGATACAATTGCTATATTTCTTCCATCTGAAACATGGTCAGATAATCTGATAAATTTACAGCTTAATTGTTTTGTCAAATATTCTTCTCTGTATTCTTGCTGTTTGTATGTATAATCTTTATGATCATTTTCATCATATTCTATAGCAAATTTTAAATCTGGTAAATATAAGTCAATTCTATAATTTTCATATTTGTATTGGGGAATATAAGAAATTTGATATTCATCAAGAAAGTCTTTTAATAGAATCATAAAATCATTTTCAGATCGAGTTTTTATAATCTTTATATTATTATTACTAGAAATTTTAAGCAACCATTTTGAAAAATCATAAGCTTTTGGCTGATATGATAAAGAACAAATTACCAAAGCTCCTTCTAAAGTGTAGTAAACTTTTTCGGTAAGAAGATTATTTAAATTGTTATATTGTGAAGGCATTAATGTAGGTTGTTTTACACGAATACATAAGTTGTTTAATCGATCTTTATGCTTTGCATGAATCATTCGAATTGCTTTTGCTGGATCAGAGTATTCTAACGCCTGACCAATCTGTTCTCTTGTAAGAAGGATGTCATCATTCATATTACGATAGAAGCTGCAGGATAAATTATTAAAGGTTTCTGTGGTTACTAATTTTAATGTACTCATTTAGTTGTCTCCTTATGTATTTTGCTTTGTTAATCTGTTCCATAAGGATATTCTCTAAATGAGTTGGATTTTATTTGCAAAAAATAAGACAGACCACAAAGAGCCTGTCTTAGTAGATGTATTATTTTAAATCAGTTTCGTCACTGATGATATTTTCAGCAACCAGCCAGTTTGATTCTGGTTTTGCAATAAGTCTGGCATCCATATATGCCATTTCCATAGTAAGACATGTTGAAGCCTGATAGTATCCATTTTTCTTTAAATCAAGAGTTAATGCCACTGAAGGAGTGGTACTTTTACCAAAATATAAAGGTACAAGTAATTGGATTTTGTTTTGATAATATGTTGGTACTGCTAATTTATAATTTGCGGTTACTTTTTGAATAGCCGTATCAATTGCACCTTTTAAAGTGTCGAGTGGATTTTCACTATTCTTTACACAGTCTGGAAGTCTCTGCGATGTATTTAAATTATCCAGGATATGTTTATAATTAATATTAATTTTATAATGCCAGTTAAATACTAAACGTTTTGGATCAGAGAAATAATCAGCCCTTTCAGGAAAATCACTTTCAATATCCATACTTCCTAATTCATATGTGTCTTTAAATCCTTTGAAATACCATTTTGAAGCATTTTCGTTTTCTCTTAGATTTGGTTCACCATACACATAAATTGGTTCATAATAATGTGAAAATAAACCGGTATTAAATACACAATAAGTATCAGTCTCTATTATTTTACCTTCTTCTTGGAGTTTATTAAAGGTATATCTTAAATAATTCTTTAGGATATTATTATCATTTCTTCCTTCAAGATTCCATTTTTCTGGCAATGCCTTTTCCGCAAGTTCTTGGATTTGAGCATTATAGTCTTTCCAATACATATAGTTATAAATATCCATACAGTCACTCTCCGATTCAGTATTATAATAACGATCTAATGCTTCTTTTAGTATAACATCTTTTTCCTCAATACGGAAGTAGTTATGCTCTGTGTGGAGTTCTATATTAGGAAACGTGTCGTATTTGATGTCTGCCATTATCTGTAATTTGGGATTTAATACTATGAAGTCATTATACAATCTTTGGACGTTTTCGTATGCTTCTTGTTGAGATTTTGCGCAGATCATGTATAAATGATCATAATTATAAGAATAAGGTTCTGCTATTGGCACTAAATAAGTATTCATAAATTTAATCTCCTTTATAGTGAAATTTTGTGGTGGTGTGGTGTTGCTATATTTATATTCTCTATATTGGGGATTTTTTGTTGTGTAATTGTGTTGGGATGGATCGGAATGGATGAAGGGTATGTTTTGATGTGTTATGAGTTGAAAACATGGAATCGTAAATTCCCTTTAATATAATGAAGAAACACGTTTTAAGATTAGAATTTTAATTTTTGGGATGTTGCATTTTTTGAAATTTTGGTGCGATTTTTATTGAGATTGCGGGATTTTTACGATAAGGGGGCCGATAACAGTTTTTGAGGTGTGACGAGGGGATTTTGGGCGTAGTTGTGGGGGAAATGGAGTGTTGGGATTTGGAATGTAGATGGGAGAGGAGCGTGATACACCTGGATGAGTTGGAAGTGGTGGGTGATTTGGGAGAGATGTTCAAATTTTAATTTGAAAGTTTGATTTTGAACTTAGTGTGGAGATGAAACAGCTACCGGCTCTGGGGAAAACACTTTAGCACTTTAAAGTTTTAACTAGCCCCCCATAAACAATAATAGTAATAATTACTGTTATTCTACACGGTTTTTTCCCATTTTACCGTAGCCGAACGTGTGTTCTGTTTTACTTGATCCGACTACTGGCAATCGAACATATGTTTGCTTGCGGACTGCGGGCGGTGATAGTATTTAAGACTTTTATATGTAGTATTGATAACTACATGTAATGATATTCGATACTATAGGAAGTGGCTTTACATTGAAAAATAATATCGGAAAAAATTGAAAAATGTTGTTGACAACATGTTACTAACATGCTATATTATAGGCAGTTACACAAAACAACTACATAAAGCAGTTAAAACTTTTTAAAAAAGTTTTAAAAACATGTTGACAACATGTTGAAAACATGCTATAGTAGTTAATGTAAGAACAAAGTAGTTCAGTTCTTACAGCCACTAAAATGCCCATGTGGGGCGGTGGCAAGTTCCTTGCCAATTTAATAGGAATAAAGCCCATGAATTGAAAAATTCACAGGCTTTAAAAGTTGGTTTGATAAACCAAACCGTAGCAAGTTCAGTTTATCATTCTATCTTTCATTTGTCAAGTCTGGCAAGTGTTTTCCTATTAATCTGAAACTTTCAAAAGTAAATTCCACCGCCCGCTTATGCGGTGGAATTTACTCCTGCATGAGTAGAGTTTAATCTTTCATATATTTGTGCTATGCTCATGGAGACCTTCTGACAGCAGTAGAAGGAGATCTCCATGAGCAAATATATTCCTGGTAACCAGAAACATCTTTCCCTTGAAGACCGTAAATACATTGAGCGTTCCCTGAACAGTGGCTGCTCCTTTAAAGATATCGCCCGATTCTTATGCAAGGATCCTACTACCATTTCGAAGGAAGTGAAGCTCCACCGTGTAACCGATTGGTATCATAAAGGATCCTTCCTTAACGCTCGCAACTTCTGCATTCACAGATACCACTGCAGAAAAACAAATGTATGCAGAAAAATCATACTCTGCAACATGAAGTGTACTTCCTGTCCAACCTGTAACCAAACCTGCCCCGATTTCGTTAAAGAACAGTGTAACCGTCTTGATAAGGCTCCTTACGTCTGCAATGGATGTCCAAAAGCCATCAATCATTGTTCTATTACCCACAAGTACCGTTACGATGCTGTCTTTGCAGACCGCAAATACAAGGAACGTCTGTCTTCGTCCAGGTCTGGTATAAACATGACAAAGCATGAACTGCGTCAAAAGGACATGGTCATTACACCTCTTATTTATCAGGGACAATCGCCCTATCAGATCATTACAAACCATCCTGAGTTGGATATGTCAGTAAGAACACTTTACTCCTACCTCAATGATGGTGTCCTTACGGCAAGAAATGTTGATTTGAAGCGCAAGGTAAAGTTCAAACCTCGCAAAGTTCATAAAACTCAGATCAAAGACCGTACTGTTTTTCAAAGCCGTATGTTTTCAGATTTTCAAAAGCTGGAACTGGATCATTTCGCCGAAATGGATACCGTCCATTCTTCGCAGGAATCCAAACGTGTCATTCTCACCTTCTTTTTGACTCGTGAGAAGTTATTCCTGGCTTTCATTATGAACCGTTGTACTAAGGGCGCTGTGCGGCTTATTTTTGACAAGTTGGAACATCAACTGGGAACCTATGATTTTCTCTCTTTATTTAACACGATTCTAACGGACCGTGGATCAGAGTTCGGAGATCCTGATTCTTTAGAAACAGGGACTGATGGCATTATCCGTTCAAGTATCTATTTCTGCGATCCCATGAGAAGCGGACAAAAAGGGGGTATTGAACAGGCACACACCATGCTCCGCATGGTTCTGCCTAAGAAAACCAGTTTTGAATTTCTCACTCAATGGGATCTGAGAACCATTGTGGATCATATCAACTCCACTCCCAGAGAAATCCTGGGTGGTCGCACTCCTTATGATGTTGCACTCGAAAACTACGGCATTGACATTTTAAAAGCACTTCAGCTTAGGCCGATTCCACCTGACGAGGTCAATCTGACACCTAAGCTGATTCGCTTTAACCGTTAACTTATCATAAAAATCTGCTGTCAGACTGGAATTTCGTAATTCACATTTTTAGGATGTGGCCTGTGGAATTTAGTCTCGCATACCAAATATTCAGAGGCCTCTTTCCTATGCCATAAACTCAGATTTTTTATGAGAAGTCAGCTTAATTATAGCAGTTATCCCAAGAGTTTGCCTATTATAATTCAATAAAATCAAGCAATTTTAATGCACGGTGGAATTTACCGTTGCACTGGAATTTACTTTTTCAAGTCAGCTTTCCTATTAATCGGCTACCAGTGACGGCACTGGTGGACTTTGCGCAACGGTCAAGATAACAATACTGGATGCCCGCAAGAGTGTCTAGCGTTTACGCAAGTAAGCGCATTGTGAAAATACCCGTTGTGGGTACATTGAAAAATAAACAACTTATACAGTGTTTTATAAAGCGTTTGGCACTTTTCGGAAAAATGTCCGTGTAGCGTATAAAAACGTTACACTAGCAAGCTGGACTTAGCACGACTGCGGTTGTGAACGTGTTCGCATTTGCGCACTTAGCTTGCTACTGGTGAAAATCCCACACTAGGATTCTGAAATCTTGCCTAGTAGTGACCCGTAAGAAGGTAGGAAGTCGGTTTAAGGCTGAGAAGCATTTTGGACAATAAATAAAATGATTGTAAGACGTGTCGTTATACATAGGTCAAGGGGCGGACTAGCACTACCAGTCTGTCCTTTGCTCGTGTGCATAACACGGCAACTACAAAAAATAATTTTAATTCCGCAATGCGGGGAAAGAGGTATTTATATGAAGATTAACTTTTTAGCAAACTTTGAGGAAGCAACTATTAACGCTATTGCGCCAGCGGTACAGTATGAGGCTAACCTGATGCTTCAGACTATGAATGATGAAGCAATCGCTAAACAGGATAAAATCATCTCTAATCAAAAAGGTGGTTACTCTGAGGACGAAATTAAGGTAGCAAAGGACAAAAAGAGTAAACTAGAAGCCGCTAACGCTGAACTTGTAATTGCTAATGCTGAACTTGAGCCACGCTACAAGTCTACCCTGGAAGTAGTTACCAGTGCTAACAATGGTCATGTATCTAATGACCTTGTAGCGTTCCGTAACATTTTACGGCTTGTGGCATGCTCTGATAATAGCAAGTTTTTCCGCTATGCCATTATCACAGATGTCGATTTTTCAACGTTTTATGACCTGTTTGAAAAGTGCCATTCTATCGATGGTGACTTTGATGACAATGGTATGCGTGTATACCTTAATCAGGCTTGGAACACCCATAAAGACATCAAAGCTGAGATTGAAAAAATCCTTAAAAAGATGTTTTCACTCGTTGCTGACAGTGATTTAACCAAAAAAGTTACTATCAGATTTAACAAAACAGACCTTGGCATCTTACATGAGTGTTACGTCACAGGTCTGACCGTTTCTGCTAAAAAGGATAAAAACGGTGAGGTAGTAGTGGGTGATTATAAATTTAGAACTGTAATCACTCGTAAGAAAGACAAGGATGGCAATGATAAGTTTGAAGGTGACAAGTTCAAAGAACTCATTGCTAAAATTGCGTTTGGAAAACTGTATGCATAGTTTTCACAGGACACAGCGGTTTAAGGGCGGTTCAACTCCGCCCGTGTCTAGTTATAAAAAATATAAACAATTTACGGAGGTAAAATAATATGAATATGGTTCAGGTACAGAAAATGTTAATAAACGTATACCGTGATTACATCGGTATGGGCAGAAGGCAGAGCGAAATGGATAAAAGCGTTCTGTCTTTTTTAATGCAGGAATATTCCCAGACTTGCATGGACTGGGAAGAAATCCAGTGGCTCTGGATCCAGTATCTTAAAAAGGGTGTATTGGATCTTCCAGAGGCAATGAAAAGAGCCAAATTAAGAATAGAACAGGAGACAGCGGTATGTGTAAGGTAAAAGTGTATCACACAATTTCCAGGGAAGTATTTCACGGAATGCAATTTGCACCATTTTCTATCCGTGCGGTATTTGAGAACGGAACGGAGCTTATATGCTCTGAATTTTCCAGAACTGAAAGCGGTATAACAATGTACCTGTACAACGGAAGTGGTGCATGGAAACGTATCTGCAATAACGGCATTTATGCGGATTTAATGGAAAAGTATTACCGCCGTTGGTTCAAAGAAAAACATGATAACCTGGACTATGCAGCCATGATGAAGCATGACCGGAAACGCAAAACAGGTTCTGCCGGTCAGAGGCTCACACCATTCTGCGGACAGGTCACAGACTACGAATGTGCAAAAGTTCCATTACATGATTTCCGCAGAGTATGGAACTAACAAAGGGAGGTAGCGAAATGTTAGAAATAGATAATGATATTAAGATTATTGCAGACGCAATTAACACTTTTGGAAGTTGTACTATGCACATTCTTCCAAAAGACAAAGAAGAGAAATTAACAGAACTGGGATATGAAATATCCCGTAAAAGTTGGGGAATCATTATAAGATAATTGGAGGTAGCGAAATGAGTTTTGTTTGGGTTATGTTTGTATTCTTTGGCGGAGTTGTTTGTGGTTCAATGATAAATGACAGATAAGGAGAAATGCGTTATGAAAAGAGAAATGACTAGGGGAGAAATGAGACTGTATTTAACTGGCAATGCCAGTGTATGGGTAGGCAAGACATTTGCACATGGTAAAAACATGCGCATGGTATCCAGGTTCACAGAAGAGGCAGATTACACCTGTGAGTATGATGGTGAGGATCTGGGTGATGGATTCTGTACACATGATGTAGACGAGGCACTTGACTGGTTATTCGGTGTACGGAAATCAAACTACCAGAAGCATTATTTCTACTTTGCGTCCGGTGATAATGTAAAATCAATTTGCTTTTATACATCAGAAGATGCCTGGAAGTTTGTAAAAGAATACGCAAATTGTGGTTATGATTGCGTAGTGGAAAGATATATTTAAAGGCAGACCATGCTCTGCCAGCTCTGAGTTATGGAAACCGCTACGAGGTTCAGAGTAGGTAACGGAATTTATTTCGGCTAATATCCATAGGCAACTTGTAAACCAGTATAAAAACCGTTATACTTGATTTATAAAAGTGAAAGGCGGTGGAAAGGAATGGAAGAAATGAGCGATAAAGAGTTACTACAGAAAAACGTAGAAGAGTTTTCACGCCTACAGAGTTACATGATACTGGCAGAAAAGGATTCTAATGTTTACAAGGCAATGAAAGTACGCTATGTTGAACTGAAAGTGATTTTAACAGCATGTGGCGTAAATCTTACGGAATTGGATATTATAAAAGAATAATCCGTCCGGGATACCAGGAGCAAGGGATATAAAAATTCCTTGCTCTTTTTATGTCTAAAATACAGGAGTATGCTTAGGGTAGTGCCTAGTATGACGGCAGAAGAGAAATTTTCTGTCGTTGATAGTGGGTATTAGCACGTTGACAACACGTTGATAACATGCTAAAATGTAAAAAGAAAGAAGGTAGGAGGAATTAAAAAATGGCAAGAAAACAATGGAGTACCACATATGACGAAGACATATTGAGGGATTTTCAAAAAAATTGTGACGAATACGGAATGAAAGCAAACACTGTATTAGAAGCTTTAATGAAATATTTTATACAAGGAAATTGCAAAATTGTAATTGACAAAACAGGAGTTAGTATTGAAGCTAAAGGAGGCAAACAACCATAACCATAACCGGTTTATACACCAAAGACAACAACTTCACCACCATCTACACCGCAGACACCATGTACCAGATTGCTTGTAACACAGGTGACTGGTCTTACGTAAAGGTAAATGACCGTTTACCAGACGGTCATATCTTAACACCGGAACTCTTCCAGGAATGGAAGGCAGAATGTACTGAAACAGGTACGTTTGAACTCTCAGAAGAATAAGGTAAAACCAAATAACCACGCAAGCAAAGGCACCCACCAGAGAATATCTAGTAGGTGCTATTTTTATAGGGAAACCAGTGTCATAAGTATCAGCTTGACAATACAACAAATTTGATGTATTGTAAAGGTAGAATACAAAGGAGGAAGTTTTAAAGTATGACACGATCTTTTATTGAGACACCAACGTTTACATCAAATTGGAATGAATTAGGATTGACTGACGAGGATTTAAGAACTCTTCAAAATGATCTGTTAGAAAATCCTAAAATGGGTGATGCTATTCCTGGAACTGGCGGAATAAGAAAAATTCGTATTCCAATGGAGAATAAAGGAAAGGGAAAACGTGGTGGCGCAAGAGTAATATATATTGATGTAGAAATTAAAGAAATAATTTATTTTATCAATGTATATTCTAAAAACGAAAAAGATAATTTAACAGAAGATGAAAAAAAGGCTTTTAAAGCCTTGGTGAAAATTTTAAAGGAGAGATAAAAATGAGTAAATTCTTTGACGAAACAATGCAAGGTTTACTTGAAGCAATTGCAATTGACAAAGGACAAATTCCAATGAAAAAGGTAGAGGGCTTATCAGCCCCTACCTTACGGGCAGAAAATATAGAAAGTAATTTGATCGATAATATCATTGCATTACGGAAAGAGAATAATATATCTCAAACGGAATTAGCTGATTTGACCGGAAGTAATCAGCAAACAATTTCACGTTTTGAAAAGAAAGCGCATAGTCCATCATTAGTTTTATTTGTTAAAATTATTGATGCACTTGGATATGAAATGCAGATTGTGAAAAAATAATAAAATTCGTGTCATACAAATAAATACAAAAGAGATTATAGCATCTATAGAAATATAGGTGCTATTTTTATACCCAAAATTAAGGAGGCAATGCAAAATGAAAAAACAGTACAATGTATTAATCCAGGACAAGGCAACCGGATGTATCTCAATCGAAACTGTCACAGCAGAAAACCGATCAGCAGCAATGCAGATGGCGGAAACCTTGCACAAGGGGATTGTGAGAGATACAGTTGAGTGTATTTAAGGAGGACAAAGGCAAATGAAAAAAGAGAAAATGGATTTAGAACCAATTATCTGTGGAGCAACATTGATCGCAGCTGGTGCATTTCTGTTAGGTACTTGTTTAGGAACTAAACAGACAGAACGGGATCTGTATCCATTGCCTACGGTTGTAACCGAAATTGACCGGTCAATAGACAAGGTAACTGTTACAGATTACACCGGTTACGAATGGTCATTTTACGGTTGTGAGGACTGGCAGTTAAATGACATCTGCACCTTACTCATGGATACGAGGAAAACAGAAAAGATATACGATGACCGGATAGTACAGACCAGATATTCTGGCAGTGTAGAATCTATGGTTGATATGGAAGCTGTAACCGACTTCCAGGCAAATGATGATTCGCTGTATTTGTACTTGGCAGATGGTACAGGTTACTATTGGGAAAGATAAAAATAGAAGGGAGAGTAAAGCATATGTGTCAGACCGATTGGAAGTACAAAAGACAGGCTATGACAGCAGCAAAACAGTTAGGATATGGAGATGCAGTTATATTACGAGTTAAGGCAAGTAATTCCGTAATTGAGATTGATCGTATCATGAGAACAACGAGATTAAATATGCCATGGAGATAGGAGGAAAAGCAAAATGACAAGAGAACCGGAGGTAGTTACGTACTACACACTAGAAGAGGCTAAAAGATTAATCCGCCGTGAGGGTGTACGGAAACGCAAACGGTTTTGGCGCAGTGCTAAACAGAAATTTGTAGGTGCTGCGCTGATTATAGCAGTAGCATTTACTGGTGAGATTGCAGCTATGGTCTTTGCAGTAATGTTAGGACTGTATCTGATTTTTACCAAAGAGAAATGGATGTAGGGATTATTTTTGCTTGACAATATGGCATATATGCCATATAATACTCATACAAAAGATACACCGGAGGAATTTATGAGTAAATTTGAAGTAGAGTTTTATGAGCTAGACAACGGAATTAAGCCAGCAAAAGAATTTATACTTTCTCAAGCCCCTAAAATGAGAGCAAAATTATTGGGGTTGGTTGATATTCTGGAAGAAAATGGTACTGAGTTGAGAAAACCATACAGTGCGCCATTAGGAGATGGTATATTTGAATTGAGATGTATATTCGGGAATGACATTGCAAGAGTTTTATACTTCTTCTATTATGAAGGTAAAATAATATGTACAAATGGTTTTATTAAGAAAACTCAGAAAACGCCGCCAGAAGAAATTGAAAAGGCAAAGAAGTATAGAGCAAGATTTTTAGAAAGGAATGGGAAATAATGAGTGAATTTAGGGAACTTTTAAATGAACAGCTTAAGGACCCAGAATTTAAGAGAGAATGGGATAACATCCAACCAGAAATGGATGTCATCCGGGCAATGATTAAAGCACGGAACGAACAGAATCTGACACAAAAAGAGCTGGCTGACAGAATCGGTATGAATCAGGCAGACATTTGCAAACTTGAAAACGGAACTCGAAACCCGTCTTTAAAACTTTTAAAGAAATTAGCCAATGGACTAAATATGGATCTTCGGATCCAGTTTGTCCCACGGAAAACATCATTACGGTAATAGCCTGCACATAACTCTTGCAGGCAGAGTGGAAATACAAAATAAATTCTAACGGTATTAAGATAGCATCTTACAGAAATGTAGGGTGCTATTTTTATACCCAAAAATAAAATTTTAAAGAGAAAAAGGAGAAAATATTATGTGTAAGATGTTCAAAGAAGTAACAGGAAAAGAAAACAAAGGTAACGTAAGTGAGTTAAAAGGACTGTTAAAGGCGGCAGTTGACGCAAAGATGAACGCTGTAATTGTACGGATCCCTGTTGAATTACTGGAAATTGATGAAAGTTATCAGATCCCAGAGAGAACAGCAAGAAGCCTGGAATACCTTACAAAAAATTGGGACGACAATAAATTACTCCCACTTTCAGGTGTTCCACATTGGGAAGAAGGCAAGGTATATCTGTTCGATGGTTTTGGTAGATGGATTGGCTCACAGCTTATCAAAAATCCAAAAGATGATTTACAGGTAATGGTTATTCTCAATGCTCCAACTGACCCAAAAGAAAGACGGTTGTATGAAGCGAAAATGTATGCATTTCAGAATGTAGGCACTGCAAGAATGACAGCCGTACAGAAACACGGTGCAATGCTCCTGATGCATGATAAAGCAACTATCATCCTGGAAGCAATGAAAAAGAAATATGATTTTGAGTATGTTGCGAATAAGGGAAATAGATCTGCAAGTGTTCTTGGAAGTTATACAGAGGCACTTGCAATGTGCAGACAGGGAGAGGATCTTGCAGAGTTTATCTTTCGCATTTGTAAGAAAGCTGGGTTTGATAGAAAGTCAAATGGATATAGCACTTATGTCATGAGAGCCTTAAGAGATTTATATAAGCTGTATCCAGAAAACAGAACTGATGTGGAGAAAACAATGGTTAAGTATATGCGTAAAATTGAACCTGTTTTCTTAAAATCTGAGGCAGTTGTACAGTATCCACTTGTTGATTATAAGATTGCTTGCAGTCTTTTCCTTGAAGATATTGTTGTACGTGAACTGAACGCAAAACATAAACGCAAAATTGAAAATGGAAAGGTTCAGTTCATTATCCAGCCGGAGGATTTAAAGAACACAAAGTAATATACATAAGTTTTAAATAATTATACATAGTCAGACTTTGCGGACAAGGCAACTTGCCCGTGAAGATGTGATTATGTATCACGAAAAATAAAAGCGAAAGGAGAATAAGTGTATGTGTAACAAAGTAAAAATGGCACCTGTATCTAAGGTAAACTTTAGGCAGGCTTTACGAGGGCATGGCTATGTACTTGACCGAACTAATGGCGGTCACGAGACCTGGAAAAAAGTAGTCACTAAGACTTGTACGATTCCAAGTCACGGAACGGATATTTCAGCACCATTAGCGAAACGGTTAAGCAAGGAACATGATTTAGATTTATTTTAAGGAGGCAAACGAAATGGCAGATTACAAAGTACGGTTAGTTGCTGGGCGGTATTGTCTGGCAGAAACAAAAAACAATTGGATTGTAGGTTGTGGCTATAATCCAGACAGACCAGAAGGACAGCAGTGGGAACAGGGTAAATATTTCTCTAAGGCAAATGGTTTAATTGGTCTCTTAAGTTTACACGAAGCAACGGAATATATGTATAGTCGTCTGGACGAAAACTACATTCCAAGGGAAAGGTTAATCGAATTGGCAACACGGTTTAAGGACTGTGCCAATGGAGATGAGGATCTTGAGTATGTAAAAGATGATATGACAAATAATGAGCTTGAATTCTTTGAACTGGACGAAGAAACAGAAGATGAAGATATGGAAATTGATGATGATATCTTGTTAGAGGAGAATGATTTATGATGCCTACATATTCATTAATCAATTATTTTGATGTATGGGGAAATGCAAAAGATGGTTGGGAAGTCAATAATCTCTGTACAGAGAAAACTGGGATCACCATTACTGATGATGCGACCGATAAAGAGATTTTAGATTATCTTGTGCATGTTGGTTTTCTCGCCACATCTGATATGCGAAAGGTAAAAATAGATACTACTGACGGTGACATGATGGAAATTTACGCAGTTAAAGGTATGCAGCCTTTAGGCAGATTGCAGAGGGAATGGAAATGAAAAAGAAACCACGGTGGAAAGATTTACCTTTTGATGAACGGATGGATAAGAAGTTAAAACAGTGGGGATTATCCGAAGAAACACGAGAAAGGGTAAAACAGAAAATTAAAAAACGGAAACAATTAGTAGAAGTATAAAATTCGTGTTTCATTAGAATTGGAGGTAAGAGAAATGAATAATATTTTTGTGATTGATAAAATAACAAAATGCAATTTAGGAGTCCTTGATTTCACACCACGGATAGATGACAGGATTTCTATGAAACCATCTGAAGGGAAAGAAATAGAAGTAGTAGTTGAGTGTGTATTATATGAGCCATTGGAACATGCAACATTGGTTTTTGTAAACATTGTCGAACCATATTACACAGCGTTAGTAAAAGCAATTAAATGGTAATAAAATTCGCATTTCTTTAGAAAGGATGGTAGATATTATGAGATTAGCAGTAACATGGGAAATGGCAGGATATGTAGATGTAGAAGCTGATACATTAGAAGATGCAATGGAAAAATTCAAAAAAGAGTGTGATTATATTAAGCTTCCAAACGGAGATTATGTAGATGGAAGTTTTAGATTGTCAACAGAAGATGTTGATGAAATGGAAGCTATTGTAGATTTTTAATGAAACTAAGATTTACAAGGAAGAGGAGTGAAGACAAATGGATATTGAAAAACAGAAAGCAGAAGCAAGAGACAGAAACAATTTAGTAGATCACATAATCAAACTCATTGAATCAGATGATAAACGGTATTCGTTTGAGTGGTCATGTGGCAATGCAATGGAAATTTACGATAAAGAAAAAGAAGTCGGATATGTATTACACATCGATAAGATTGAGTATGATGCAGATGGAAATGCAACAAATTTATAAAGAAGGAGTGATAAGGATGACAGATATAGGTGCAATTATGCATTGTCATGATGCAAAGAAAGATGCGAATAGCTTTGATAATTTGATGAATGAATTTAAATCTATTAAGAGAGATAAGAAAATTATTCAAGATATGGAATTATCTGACGAGGCAAAACAGAAATGTTTTGAAGATTTAGATAAACAATTGTTAGATGTAAAAGAAAGAATACATAATGCAATTGATGAAATGTAATCTAGCCACTAAGCAAAGGCAACCAGAGAATATATAACTGGTTGTCTTTTTTAGTACAAAAAAAATGGAGGAATAGACATGGAAATTACAATTAGAAACATCACAAAGGATACAATGGTTGATTTTAACAATGACCATACAATTACATTGCCTATGGACGAAGAGAAATTACGGAATATGTTAGGCAATGATGAGTGGATTATTGTTGATGCACCTGTCGGAGATGAATTTACGAATATTGAAAAGTTAAATGCATTGTTAAATGAAACTGATGAAGATAATTTACGAATTTTAACAAAGGCTTTTTTGCTTAATGAAATAATGGAAAGTGGATTTGATAATTTCTCGATTGTTGATTTTGATGCAGAAACTTCACAGTATAACGGAGGTAATGGAGTCATAGTTGATGAAGAGTGGTATGGAAGAGTACTTCATGATTTGGGATATATAAATTTCCCATTCGCATATACAGAAGATATGGAAGACTACGTAAAATGGGAACAACTTTGGTATACAGCGAATAGTGAAGGTTGGTGCAATGTTAGATATAACGGAAATATATATCTTGTAAAAAGGTGGTGTTCATAATGTTAAATATCAAATGGGATAACGGAGTTACAGGATATTTAAGCGAAAGCGAAAAAGAACTATGTGGAAGGATTGATAGAGAAATCAGTGCTATCAATGCAGTAAGCAAAACGGAAATATCTGTAGTAATCAGTATTGAAGGTGGTAATCAATTCCACATAAAGAAAGATACTGGTTCACTGATTGGATATATGAACGCAGAACAGTGTTGGTATGCATTGAAGGGAATTATGACAAGTTTGTTATACATGGAAAGGCAGATTGATTAGTATGTATAAGAGAAAAACTAAAGATTGTTATGCAATCGAGGGAAATTGTGGTTATGGATGGGACATTGAATGTAATTGTGAAGATAGAGCAGATGCAAAAGCACAGTTGAAAACATACAGAGAGAATGTAAGTTATCCTGTGAGAATTAAGAAATGGAGAGAAAGGATTGATGATTAGTATGAAATATACAATAGATACATTAAGAGAGATTAACGCAAGATTTTGTGGTTCGCATATACTTATGAATTACGATGTAGATAAGGCAAATATGTATGTCGAACTTATAGAAAATACACGGTCTGAAAAGACTCCAAGTGTAGGTGATTGCGTTAGATATACAAATGAATATGGAGATTACTATGGAACAGCTCATATTGAAAAAGCAGATGTGAATGAAGTTTATATCTGTGAACAACCATATACACCTTTTGTTCATAAATATGAAGGCAGAATCAGTTGTAATACAAGTGGTGGAGCATGGACACATTTACCAACAAGAGAACTGAAATATATAGGTAAAATTGAAAAGAGATTTTGTGATTGGGGTAATTGCGGATGCTGTGCAGATGGTGCTATTGATTTTATAGCAGAAGTAAGTTTATGGGAATATGTAGATAGTAAAAATCCTTTTGTAAGTGAAAATGGATATAAGTTCACAACAAAGGATTTTGATAAACAGTATATATCATTCAATCCTAAAGATGATGCATCTTATGTATATTTTGGAGAAGGTTGTGCATGGAAAAGTAAAACAGATTTATATGCTTATCTGAGAGCATATAGAGCAGAAATTTTCAAAGGATATTGGCAGAATCAGTTCATTGTGTGGACTTGGAAAGAGAAACAACATCATGTATCACCAACGGAATTTGGTAGTCTTAAATTAGAAGAAGATACATGCATGATAAATGGTGACATCATGAGATGTAAAAGAAAATATGATGAAATTACTCATACTGTACACACATATTATGTTTGGTATTGGGACGATCCAACTAAAGACTTCTTTGAGGCAAGTGCAGAACAGAATAAAATAAGAGAAAAATATTATACACTTGATAGAAAAACTCCAACATATATTGTTGCAAGAGAGGAAATAAAGTCTGGAATTGAAATTCCAAAACATGGGGAGGTGTAAACTATGCAAATTCTTGACAAAGCAACTACACCAGACGGTATAGAAATTGAATTACATGATTTGAGCGGAGAACATAAACTGCCAGATTATAACGGATTGGTAATTGTCTTTCGTACAATTGCAAAGAAAACATTTCCACCTAATCTTGGATGGTATGCACAAAAAGAAAAAGAATTTCATTCATGTATTTGTTGCTATAAAAATTATACATCAGATATGTTAAAGGCAGATTATGAGAAATTAAAAAATGGTACAAAAACTCTTGCAGATTTGAAATCATATTTTTGGAATGGAAATAGAGATTGTTATGTACTTGGGTTGGAAGGGAGTAAAAGTTATGCTGAAAACATTAAAGGAAATGTTAATTGAAGCGGGTTATCCTGAAAGCGAAATGTATCATCCTTCGTATGGATCTGATTTGTATGTATATGTAACACCGCTTACAACAAAGGTGATTGAAGAATGGTGTAAGGCACATGATTACAGAATGGCTTGGCATTGTCCTACATTTAAAGACCAGATAACAGGCAAAATGATGTATGATTGTGCATTTCAGTGGTATGAAAATTAGCAGATAGGAGCGTGATTATATGGCATATTACAGTAGTCCACGAAAGTATGAAAACGCAACTGGCAAAAGATTTACAGATAAATGCCCATGCATACATATGACAGGAAGTGTTAAAGGCATGGTTAAATTAGGCTTTTGGAATAAAGATAGTGATAAGGTAAGACATGGAAACTGGATTTATCAGCAACCATAAATCACAGGAAATTGCTAATTTCAAACAGAGAATAAATAAAGGCAGATGCAGAAATGTATCTGCCTTATTAAATAGGAAAGGATAGGTAAAATATGATAGCAAATGGGAATTATATGCGAAGAGAAATTGCATACTGTGGAGAAAGAGAACTTGAAGAAATGGGTTATTTGCCTGTTAGAGAAAATATAGATGAAATTTTAGATCATCTTTTACGGATTGCATCGGATAATCCTCATCTCGAAGGTAAATGGGAAGAATATCATAAGGGTGTATACCAGGACAACTATTATGATTCCATTGATGGAATAGAGTATTTAGTTCAGCATGATATTGTGACGAATACCTGCGTATTATACGAATTGAAAGGAAAATAAAAGGTATAAGTATGCATAAAAATTTTTATGGATGGAGTTTAGAAAGTGTGCATGAGGGAACTGTAGATACAAAGTATACAGTTGAATATATCAACGATTCTAAAATTGCTGATGAATTAGAACGGAGCGGCGATCCGGCTTTGTATAACAAAAGAGAATTTGATAATGCAGATGAAGCGTTTGCCTATTATTTGAGATGGTATATGGATGATACATGTATCATTTTGAACTTGTGGGAAACGATTTATGTAAATAATGAAATGGTTCTTGAACAGAGAATAGAACCAGTTGGCTATACTAAAAATGTTATGCGTGAAATTGTCAGTAAAGAAATGAAAATGCGTATGGAAACTGCTGAAGAAGAAGCAGAACGGTTAAAGACTTCGAATGAATTGTATAAGAAGTTTATTGATAAATTTAACGCAAAAGAAATGTTTAAAGAATTTGTAAAGTAGGAAATGGAGGTAAATTGATATGAAACTTGAAATGTCAACAGATTTTCTTCATTTGATTGAACCTGGGATGTATGGAACAGAGCTGGGCAAAGCCTTATATGATGTTGAAGATGAATACATAAAGGATTTTAAAGATGCAGTCGTTGATTATGGTATTGATAAAATCAACGAGATATTATCAGAAGAATCAATCGTAATATTCTTTGGAAAATGCAAAGCAGAAAATGGAAAATTAAGTAGTCCACGGTTTTACAATTACGAAAATGACTCTATTGAATTTGATTTGATTGTACCTGAAAAAACAATTGATCTAATACGCAATGCAGAATATAATGATGAGTTCTTTAAATGGACTAAAGAGAATTATGGTTCTTATGACGGATTCATTTCTTTCTTTCCTTATTCTAAAGAGAAATTTGAAAATGCTTTAGAAACTAATGGCCTGGATTTAAGCCGTGCGGTTGCGATGGTTATTATGAAAGCCATTGAAAATAATATTGGTGAAGAGGAAATGTTAAGGCATCAGAGAGAATTTGAAGACGATGTTATGGAAACTGGTAATAAAAATGGTTGGTATATGGTTGAGGAGGATAGTTGATATGACTACAGAAATATTAAAAACCAAAATAGACGAAATATTAAAAAACATGTATGGAGTAAATGAAGATGGTGGCATTGAAATTTACACAGATTACAGAGATAGGGAATTATCAGATAGTTTTTTAAAAAAGATATTTGAGCATGATAATCCAAGAGAAGCATTTAATGATGAATTGGCTGAATGGGCCAATGATTATGAACAGAATTATGGAGAAAATGAATTAGAAAAAGATATCCGTAAAGAGCTAACAGAAGAAGAGGAAGAATATTTTACAGAACATTTTGATGAAATCCGAGAATATGTAAAAGAAAATACATATTTTTATTATGACGCAGATGATTTTAATAATGAAGTAAAAGTAAATATCATGGTAGATTGTGGTAATTGGAATTATGATTGTGTTTGTGATAATGTGCTGAATTGGTATGGAAATTCAGGAGATGGAAACATTGATAAAGAGTCGTCTATGCTGTGGTTAGCAAAAACACAAGGTAAAGCAACTGCATTAAGAAAAGCTTGTAAACAAGCACATAGGGATGACGGATATTATGTAGATAGAGATAAGAATAAAGACAAATTTATTGAAAGCTGCATACAGGAATTTGAAAATCTTCCATCACATATGGCAACTGTAACATTTCTTGTAAAAATGCCGTTATTTGATTTATTTGATTTAATCGAATTACAGAATAAAGAATATGACGAAAAAGGAAAATATGATCCACGAAAGAATGAAAAATCAAAATCTTATATAGTTCTTGGAAAAGAAACAATGTGTGGGTTATATGATTCTTGGTCTGGCGGTGGTTCTGTATTAGAAGTAGAACTGGATAAGGATGTTAAACTTCCTATTAAATATGCAATCTTTTGCGTAGAGGGATGTAAAATGCATGGATATGATATTGATGAAGTTTATGGGCTGATTGATAGTTGTTGGAAAGAAACAGTAAAGGAAATAAAAGAGGTTGCATAAAACCTGATGAAAGAACGGTTTTGTGAATAGAAAGCGAGGAAGATATTATGAGATACTACGAAACAAAAATTGGAAAGATCATTGAGGAAGAGTTTGATTCACGGATGGGTAATGCAGTATTTGTGGTGCTTGGTTGCCATATGAAGATATAAGAGAAAAAATTTCAGAAAATCGTGGATGGGATCAAGAATAAATGGAGATGTGGTAATTATGATGACAGAAGAGAGATTTAGGCAGACGAGTTGGAAGATGTCTTACGAAGAATATAAGAAGTGTTATTGTCCAGGCTGCAACAGAAAGGATTGCCCACACAGAGAAGCTTTTAGGAGAGTACCTGTTATTGATGGTGGCTTGGGCCTGTGTCCAAACTTAAATGGAAAATAAAACAATGAGAGAATATATAAGAGGTAGAGAAATCTGCCTCTTATTTTATTGGAGGGAAAATATGAAAGCGTATAAATTGTTACGAAAATTGTCAGATGGGAAATTATATCCGCTATTCATTCATAAAACATATTCAACACCATTTAATGAGTGGATGCAGGCGGAATGCTATCCAACAAAGGGGTTTGCGGTTCGATGTGGATGGCATTGTACATTTAGACCTGTAGCACCGCATTTATCAATGAGACTTGCAAATGGAGAACAGAGAGTATGGGTTGAATGTGAAGTTGATGATTTTAGTACATATAATCGCCCAGAATCTCAGGGTGGAACATGGATCTTAGCACAAAGAATTAAAATTATAAAAGAGTTAAATGATAATGATGTTATGGAAATTCTACAGAATGCAGCTTAGGAGGGAAAGAAAATGAAGAGATATTTATTATGTGAATTAGATGATGAGCATTATGCGGAACCTGAATTCTATATTTACGATTCAAGGGAAGGTGCATTTAAAGATGCAGTAGAAGATTGTATCAATGCAGCAGATGGTGGAGATTTCCAGATGAAAGTTGAAAACAATCAGAATCGTATTTCTGTTAATTTTGATTATGAGAAGTTCTTTGTTACAGAAATTAAAGAACTGGATTTGGATGACGGAAATTATGCGATTATTCGACACCATGCTTATGAAGGTGTTGGTTTTGAAGTATTATTTCAGGGAACATACGATGAGTGTGTAGAGAAACGAAAAGAATTTATCAAAAAGGCATTTGAAGAAAATGATTATTCTGGTGGAGATAATAGTGATTTCGATATGGAAAATGATGCTTGTATTGATACTGGTATTGAGTGGGAAATTTACTCAATTGTGAAACTGCCGGAAAGTGAGGGATGAATATGACGACAATAAAGATTTATTGCAATAAGCGAAATCATAATAAGTATATTGAGGTTCGAAATGATGGTCACTATCACAATTCTGTGCGGCAATACATGGAATGGAAAGATGAAAATGTGAAAAATCTACTTGGTGATAGGCGGTTGCACAGATGGAAAATAAAAAATTTACAGGCTCTATTAGAGGATTATGAGGAGGTGTGAGTATGGAAAAGAAAACATTAAATATTCACGAATTTTTAAAACAGTTTGAAAAGGAATATGAATTTCTGTATGACCATAATGATAATGTTGCTGGTGTAAGGGAAGCAACGGATGCATTTGATGAGTTTTTAAAAACGCATAAGGATTTTGTAAGTGAGTTCGTAAGGTTCAGAGGAGATTTTATTTCCAGCGATAGGGAAGCAGCTGCGTTCATGTTTGCTTTAGAAAATATGGGAGGTCTGGACTGATATGGAAAATGTAAAAGAAATGGAACTTTATATTAAACAGTTGGAAGAAGAAAATTTACGGTTAAAGACAAGTAATAAATCTCTCAGAACAAACAATAAGGGGTTATTAAATGGCTACAACAAGCTGCAGCGTGATTTATACAGAGTAAGAAATGAACGGAATGAATTACGAAATAAAACAGTTTACTGATGAGGAGCTACGAATTCTTTTTATGGCAATAAAGAAATTACTTAAAGGTATAAGTATGGAGTTAAATGTTACTTATGACAAGGTGAATTATAATTCACTAGAAATGTTATTAGCACAGTCTTGGGCGGTAAGGCAGAAAGTTTATAAAATGATAAAAGAAGAGGTGGAATAGAAAAATGACAGGTGGATGGGGATTTGAAACAATTTTTGGAACAATTGGAGAAGAAATCGAAGATAAAACTTTTGTCGTTATTCCAAAAGAAGATTCATTAGATGTATTACGGAAAATACAAAGCGATCTTGCCATGACTCAAATCTTAGAAGGCTCTGAAAATATAGGAGATGTCTTGTATAGATGCGAACTCATGGAAGAGGTAAATAAAGGCTTGAAAAAACTGGAAGCAATGATGAAATAGTCAATTTTATAAATGGAGGAATATTTTATGAAAATGAATAGTTTAAAATTAGCAGAGAGAATTATTGATTGTATTTCAGATGGATATGACGATGAAGAATACAGAGAAGAGGCAACAGAACAATTAGAAACAGAATTAGATATAACACCTTCTTATATTGTAGATGTAATTAAAAAGCTCTGTGAACGTATCGAAGAGTTAGAAACTTAATCGGAATAATTCATAAGTTACAGAAATGGAGGAATAAAACATGGATAAACGGATTCCAGAATATACGATTATAACACGGAACAAGGTGTTAGAAAACAACATAGAAGATGTATTAAAAGAGCAGAATGAGAAGATGGAGATCCTTGGATTAAATGAAGATGGCTACATTTGTCACTTCTTCAATGCTGGTCCAGAATACAAAATAGTTTCAAGTATTGATGAAGCAATCGAATATCTGAATATGAAAGACGGTGCAGATCTAGTTCAATTCTGTAATGGAAATTATGGATTTGTAGCATATTACAACGGAAAAGAAGATGCTTTTGAAATTATAGGTTGAGGTGATGATATGAATTTTAATGATATTTGTAAGCCAATTCCAACTTATGCATTAAGTGATCAGATTGGTTTAGATACGGAAACGGCATATATTTTGGATTTGGAGACAGAGGAAAAATATAAAACTGCAAATGAATATTTGAGTGGCGTTTGTACGGTATTTATTCCAATTGAGAAAAAGTATATAGGTAAAAAAGTAATCATGGAAATTGATACAAATGGTGGAGATACTGGCTTATGGTATAAAATTCACGGTGATGTTAATGAATATTTCGAAAAGGCAAAAGAAACATTACGAGATTATATGAGAGATATTAAGTGGGAGGTATAAAATATGCGTATCCATACGATTGAACAAGATTATGAATACAGAATGAAAAATATTATGGAGAAATTCATAAATGATTATGGATTTAGTGAATTAAGTCCGGAAGAATTACAAGACAAAATATGGTCGGAATACGCAGAAGAATTTGCTCATATCGTTTTACAAGATATGGTTGATTTTTCCGGTGACGAATTGTTTGAGATTGGAGAATGATGTACATTACGTATTAAAGAGAAAGATTTTAATGAAAGAATCAATAATTTATGCAAATTGAATTAAGAACTTCTTTTGGAGAAGGTGAGGTAAATATTATGAGTAAATGGAGTGAAATAAGAATTAATTTTTTCGATGAAGAGGAAAAGAAATGGTCTGTCGATGCATGGGAAACAGACGATGATAACGAAGAAGGATCTGTTATTGCAAAAATTGATTTGTACACTGGAACAGTAGAGTATCTTGATGCAGACGCTAAAACGGATGAATATGCACAGGAAGAAATAAGAGAATTTCTAAAAGATGGGGAATCTTTAAGATAGGAATGGGCCGATTAATATATATTACGAAACAAGAGCTTCAAGGCTTTTTAAAATGGAGGTAGATTTATATGAAGAAAATTACAGAAGAGTTAATTAGAGAAGCTATGGAAAATGGATTTACAAGAGAAGATGCGGAAAGAGGATATGGAGTTTTTACATCTGATTATGGAAATGGTGCAGAACATATACAGAGGCTTGATTGCATGATGATATTTGATAGTGATGATGAAGCTGCTGAACAAGCTGAAAAAGACGGAATCAAAATCATACATGATATGGAATTTGATGACGAAAATTCGGCAGCATATCTTGATACACCAGAGAACAGAGAATTACTTAAAGATTTAGCAATGTGAGGAGTGGTAAATATGACAATATATATTGTATTTGAGTATGCTGAATCAACTAATAAGATAATTGGAGTTTATAGAGACATGGAACAAGCAAAGAAAGTGCATATGCAATCCCCTACATGGAGATATATAGAAGAACATATAATACATTGAAATAGTAGTTATTAACAAAGGAGAATTACTTGTAATGGAAAACAACAACGAAAAGCAGAATAATACAACAATACTTGTTGAAACTGGAGATTATGTCACTACTGCATATGGTTCAATGAATTATTTCAAGTGTACATCATGCGGATATGATGAGATATTGAATGATGATAATTTTTGTCCTCATTGTGGGAGAAAAGTTAATAATTAAAGTAATGAAACGATGATTTCTTAATTGGAGGGAACGATTATGGAATTTAAAGAGATGATTTTTAAAGGCTTATGTGATGGAATAGTAAAGATTATTAGTAATCCAAATGATGATTGTATTGCTTGCCAGATTGGAGAATTTTGGTTTTACTTTATTGGAAGCGAAGATGAAGATTTAACACCTGATGAAGTGTATGAGTCATATACCAAAGAACAACTTACAGAAATGATTTATTCAACATTACAGGATATGGAAAAGAATGAATTTGATGAAGTTGAATATTATAAAGCATTTTTGGAAGAAAAATATGCATGCAATAAAGAGAAATCAGATGATATGAATATGATTTTATGGAACGAACTAAAGAAACACAGAGGACATAAGGTGAGTATTGTATCATATGGAGATTGGGATAATCCAGCAGACATTTGTTTAGAATGTGAAGATTGCGGAGAAGTTGTACTTGATGCAGAAATTTACACATTATGTGCAAGAGAAGATATCTAATGAACCGTAGATTTCAGAAACGGAGGAAATTTCAATGGATGATATGCAATTTGCTAAATATAGTTGGGAAATTAGAGAAGTATTGGAAAATGTATCAGAAGAAAATCTGAAAACACTTGTTAGAAATGCAGCTGCTTATGCAATTTCAAATAATCGCAGCAAGACAAATTGGATTGCACAAGAATTGTTTGTAGACGTAATTCCAGATGAATTGATAGCGGAAATATTTAATGAAGAATAGTAGAAAGTGAGGTAGATGTAAATGAAGAAATACACGTGGGATGAAATTTATAAGAGAGCAGATGAATGTTGTTTTGGAGAGGATAACTTAAAGGTAAAGGATAATGCGAGAGAAAATGTGCGTTGCCTTGCACTTGAATACGGAGAAGAAGATTTGGAAAAAGCAGAGTGTCCAGAAGATGAAGTGGATTACTATTGTGATAAATACAATATTTTGTTTGATGAAAATGGTCACATAGTTGATGGATATATTGATTATGCCAAACTTGCGATTGCTATAATCAATGAGTTTGAAAGTGATAGAGAGGAATCAGGAAGAAGAGAAATCGAAAAAGGAATGAGACTTCTGCTTAGTAAGTATGTTTCTAAAAATGAAAGAAAAATTATTGATGATGTTTTTATGACTCTTACTGGTTGGAACTTGAAATCATTGTTAGAAAAATCAATAGAAATTGATGATATGGAAGTGTGATGTAGAAATTATGTAGATGAAACAGCAATTTAATAATTTGAAAGGAGATTATACTTATGAAAAAAATTATTAATGGAAAAATGTACAATACGGAAACAGCAGAGAAATTAACCAGTTGGGAACACAGTTACAGATCACAGGTTGATTGGTATGAAGAAATGCTCTACAAGAAGAAAACAGGAGAATACTTCTTATATGGAAATGGTAATGCCGGAAGTAAGTATGCAAGAGAGACAAGTCAGAACTGTTATTCTCCTGATGAGACAATTATTCCTATTACCGAAAGCACGGCAAGACGTTTAGTGGAAAGAAATGCAAGCGTAGAAGAATACATCAGAATTTTTGGTGAACCAGAAGAATAAGAGAGGAGAAATGATTATGTTAGGAAAATATTTGGATATTAGTACATCCCATTTAAAAGAAGAGACACTGAATAGTTTAAGCGAAAATAAAATGCCTTATAGTTATGATTATAAAGAGGGCATATTCATTAGCGTACCTGATAAAGACATTATAGGGAAAGAAATTCGTAATCTGCCATCAGATTTAGTTGTATTGTTAGAATATGCTTGGGAAAATGATGTGCTTTTAATCCGGTTGGATACGGATGGAGAGGTTGTTGATGATCTTCCTGTATACGAATGGGATGAGGTAAAATGAAACGGAAAATTCCTCGGAGGTGATTACATGATGACAGATAAAGAATTGATCAAAGCAAAAGAAATTTTAAAAGAAAATCATATCAATGCTCGTCCTATAGAATTTTGGGAAGGAAAAGATTATTACAAAGTTGCTTATACAACATATGCTGGAAATTTTTATATAAAAGGATTTGGCAAGTAGATGAAAATTTAAAAGGATGGTGAGTAAATGATAGTTACAGTTAAAATAGTGGAAACTTATACAAAGTATGAGAAAATTGAAATTGAAGATACAGGAAAATTAGACGAAGCCTATGATGAAGTAAATAAAATGGTAGATTCTGGCGATATTTCTCTTCCGAGCACAGACAAAGAATCACTATATGATATGAATGTAACATTAATGTGATGAAAAGCACATTTCTTAAACGGAGGTATTTTACATGAATCCTTTATATAATACAGGCTGCCATAAATCAGTACATGATTTATCGGAAGAAAGAAAAACGGAAATCTTTACCCAGATGGAAATTTTAATAATGGATTCTTTAAAAGAAAATCTTAATTGCGGTATTGATTTTATTGCGACAAACGAAGATAAATTGTATGGGCAGGATCAGCGTGAATTATTCAAAGCACTAAATCATTTGAGTGAATTACATATTATTAAGAAACGGAATTGTGATGGAGACGCATACGAATGGGATGACAAACACGCATTGTTAAGAATTTTAAATTGAGGTGATTGTATGAACGGAAGAATAGATTGGATGGAAATGATTGTAAACGCACTACCAGATTATTCAGATGGAATTATATGGTCAGACGGTGGAACAGAAATACTCGTAAAAACAGAATCGGCAGCAAATACAATTGCAGATTTGATCGATGCACTTTATAGAGCACAAGGAGAAGAAGTTCTTGTCAATACTGGGTATTATGATCCTAAAGAAGACAAACGAAATAATGAGGAGGACAGGTATACCGGTTGGTGGTATATCAATATTGATTAAGAGGTAATCACATGAAGATTGTAGAAGTAGAACTTAATTCAGAAGAATCAAAAGGCTACAACTTTGAGATGTATGCAGAGTATGAGGACGGCTACTCATGTTACATATACGGCGAAGATGAGGAAAGCTGTATGTATGAGATCGGATTATTAATGGATAAACACAAAACATGTACATATTATACTTCCGTTAATAACGAAGATAGAACAGATGGAGAATGGGTCGGAAGAGAAAATTATATTTATGAGTAGATGAAAACCGTGTTTCAAGGAGGTATATATGAAGCGATCTAAAATTGTAAATGGAGTTGAGTTTGAGGATATCTCAGGGTATGGGAATTATCCATATTATAATCCAAAAACCCAATCAACATTCACAAAACCAAATAAATATAATTATTTTGTAGAAAATTGGAAGCGGATTTGGAAATGGTGGGATGAAATACCAAGCAGAAGACCAGATGATTATATTTTTATATCCTCATCTTATGTAGGTGGAATAATCACTATTGATCGAGCTATCTATGGATTTAAGTGGACAAGACAAAATAAAGAAATATGGTATATTTCTAGTTATTTAATTTAATAGGCAGCAATTATAAGACAGGTGAGAGATAATCATCTGTCTTTTCTTTTGGAGAATATATTAACAGTAGGGAAATTTAGTTATGAAATATATTTTAGTTTATGCGGATACAGTGGATGAATTAAGAGAAAATGTGGTGGATGATAATTTAGCATATCTTTTGGTAAGCGAAGATTGCCTTGATGCTTATTTAAAAGTTCATGGGTATGAGAAAGATATATGGTTGAACGAGTATATAGCGGAAGATACAGTAGATTTCTATGATTTTGTTATAAGTAACGGATGGAAATATAAAATCTCATTATACGACAAGTATCCAAAAGAGAAAGAAATTGAGTTGATGGAAGATACAAATACCACCTGGTACGATGATGATATTAAAGGCATGTTGGAATTTTATCAGATTGACCCGACAGAAGAAAATATTATGAAAATCGCTACACCAGAATTTGTACGAAGCTTCCATGATCGTTTAGTTGAATACGGAAATGAAATGATCGCTGATAAAGTAAGAGAGGTGTTTGATGTATGAGAAGAACAGCAAGAGAAGTTAAAAAGCAGACGGAAGAATGGCTAGATGAACGTTGGATGATTGCTCATATGGAAGATGCTAGACCACAGGATATGAGTTATTATGCTGGTGCTGTAAAGGCATTGGAGTTTGCTGGTTATGAGTGGCAGAGAGATGCAGAAGGCAAACATACATTATATAAAGGAGCATGATGAGGATGAAAAAGATATGGTTTAGAGTTGGAATGGAAGCTGAAGTTACAGATGAGGAATTGAAAGAATTAAAAGATGGAGAACGTAGACATGAGCTTATGGAGAAAATTATTTCTTCCGCAAAGTTATCTGGTGGAACATACATTCTTGGAAAAGATTGTGGTGGTGTTGATGATTATGATAATCCAGAAGAAGAAATTGACTTTTTATTTTAGGAGGTATTGATATGTATACATATAAATTTGCTTATGATGAAACCATTGATGGTTTTGGTTGTATTAGATTTTGCGCACCATGTTACAAGGAAGCTAAAGAGTTATTTAAGGATTGGCAGGAAGAGAATGATTATTCCATTCCAAACTATACTGTAGGTATTGTATATGATGAAGCAGATGCTGCCGAATACGGAAAAGAATATAAATGTCACAACTGATAAAAGTTAGATTTGGAGGAAAATTATGACTTTATATGAATATATTAAATTAGCTCCTGACGGAGAAGAGATTGCAGTACACGATCAGGATTATGATATGGAAAGTTATTTTTATAATGATGGCGCTGATGGTGATGTGTGGCAAGCAAATATGTTAAAATTAGCGAAGCTGCTAACAGTAATTGAATCAGATGGGAATCGTGTTACGGTTAACCTTTCCGATTTAATAATAAAGAAGTTAGATGAGTTGGAAACGGCAAATTTATTTATCAGATGCAACACCAATGCAATAATGAATGACATAGACAATATCCTTGCGGGCTATGTAAGCGAAGAATGGCTAACAAGATTTGTAAAAGTGTTAAGTTAATGGTTACAAAATAAGATAAAAGCGGTATAATAAAGTAAAATATGTAACATAAAATATATAATCAAGGAGGCAATATTTTATGATCGGAACATTAATATTTTTAAGCGTTTTAGGTATTAGTGGATTGAGTTGTTTAAGTGACAATCATTATTGTAAAAAGACAAGTATTCACAAAGAGGGGAATGATACTGTATGGTATGACAGAAAAGGTAGAGAGATTAGGAATGGAGAATACACCACTTATAGGATAAGAGAAGATAAATATGGAAATTTTGGTGGACAGGTAGTTGGGTTGAAAACTGGCACAGTTTACGAGGATAAACTTTCTGAAGAATATGCTTTTCATAAATCAGAAGAGAAACAATGTTTAGAATTTGCAAAGAAAAGTGATAATCTTGCATACAATAAATATTATCCTCAATATAATAAAGCTTTCACAACTGAAATAAGTACAGGAAAAATTATTTCTTGTCTGTGGGAATATAAAGAATTTCCTAGTGGTGAAACAAAATTTAGAAAATATTATTTTAATCCAACAACTATGAAATGGCCTAAAGGAACTGCTCCTGGTGATATGGGAATAGAAATTACAAGAGATGAATATGCTCGATTAAGATGTTTTATGTGTACTGCAACTACATTCCCAACAGATTATGAAATGAGAGAAAGACTTGGAGATTGGATGTTGACATCTAATAAAGTAAATTAAGAAGTAAATGCAGTGCAGATATAGCAAAGTAAATATAATTAAAATATAACAAAAGGAGAATGAAATTATGATCGAATTAATTAGTTGGGCAATTGCTTTAGGTATTGTTTTTGGACCATGGATGCCATGGAATAGACGGTAAATAAAATTGAATACAGAGAATACATGTAGGAAGGTTGTAAAATGCAGCCTTCCTATTTTAGTACAGAGAAAGGGATAAAATAATGAGTGTAGAAGAATATGTTAGGAATGCAGCTAAACGGAATGGTTGGATTAAATATTATATGTTGGAACGCCCAGTGAGCATTGGAACTCAGCCACAGAAAGGATTCATGGATTTTATCAACTATGATAACAAGACAAATGTAAATGGTATATCTGCCTGGGCGGAAGTATATTATGATTGGTTACTGGATCAAGAAGAACTGGATAAATATGAGATGATGAAAGGAGAAGAGTTATGAGTCACATTGTAAGAATTATTTCAGAAAGAGAACGGAGACAACAGTCAATTTATGAACATTGTTTTCATATTATTGGCGCACCATATTATGAAACGCTTGGGTTTGGATGTGATAAAGAAGGCAATTTAACTCAGACGGATGATATGGAAAGTAAACTTAGAAATTACAATGATTGTGCCGATCATCCAGAAAAATGGGAAGATATGGGTATACGAAAAAGGTCTTGGTGGTATACAGAGCCAACACATGCAAAATGCAGCTGCGGGTATGAGGTTATCCTTCAGGGAGATACATATTGTGATGGATGCGGACAGTTGTACAATCAGTTTGGACAGGCGCTAAAAGATCCAAGTGAGTGGGAAGAAAATGATTATGATGACGAATGGTAGAAGGGAGAAAAATTATGAAAACAAATAAAAAGTATATTATGATTGTAACAGCAGAAGATGAAAGATATGGAAAGCCAGGATACGGACTTGATTTCTTTGCGAATAACCCATGGGAAGGGATTTTAAATGATATTGTCTTCGGAGATAATCTTGCCGAGCTTATGATTAGTTCTGACGGAGAAGATAATGAAGGATTATTTTATATACTTTATGCAATGGAAAGTGAACCAGATGCAATTGCATCTGGAACAAAAATAGGTTCTGGTGCTGTAGATTGGAGTGTTATTGAAGAAGAAATTCAGGAATATGAGTCACAAAAAGTAAACGAGACTAAGTGAAAACTAATGGTTATAATGTTATAACCTATGATATAATATTGTTAGGAAATAATAGATTCATTTGGAGTGGAATTGTCGTAAGGCAGTTCTGTTTCTGATATAATGGAGAATATAATATTGAGGTGATTTGTATGGAATATCCAAAAGAAATTTACTTAGATGGTTATACATATACGCAAATGTATGAACATGAAAAAGGTGGAATGTATTATCATTCAGAAGAATGCAGCGATGTTATTACAGGTTCATTTATTAGTTTATATCCAGATGGAAGATTAACATATTTATGGGATGGATATGAACATGAATATGGAAAATATGATTTTGAAAATAATAAAAAGATTGGAGGATTATAAATATGTTATATACAATAGTACATACAGTAATTAATAATAAAGGAGAACACCCAGAAGCAAACGCAAGGGTGCTTGGGATATATTCAAATGAAAATGTTGCTATTAATGAAGCGGAAAAATGGATTAAGAATACAAAGACTTCTGACATAAATGTAAAGAGAATAACAGACACAGAATGGTATTTTTGGTATGAAGAGAATGGAAATAGCTATGGCGGTTATGTAGATGTATATGGAAAAAGATTAGACGAGCCAATTGAATAAACCAATGAAACCAAGTTTTCTTTGGGAGGTATGAATATGATTACATTTAAGTGCTTATATAAATTAACAAAAGAAGAAGTTCAGGGAATTGTATTTGATATTAAAAATGGTAAATCTTATACTGTTTCAGGCTGGGAGGATTATTATGCTACAGATGCAGATATTATTGAGTATTATAATTCCCTTTAATAAAAATTACACATCTTGAATAATGTAACTTGGGATTATGTAAAATCACATAAAATCTAAGTTTCAGGAGGTGTTTTATGGATAAATGCGAATGGTGTAATACTAAATTATATGAGTCACAATATTATGGTAATGCAGATTTTGATATGAAGGAAGACATATCTGAAGGCGACTGGACATATTTGTCTATGTTATGGAATTCCAAGACAAACAAATTTGGAATGTATGCAAGTGGAGAAGGAGAGGCAGTTGTAGATATTAATTTTTGTCCTAACTGTGGAAGGAAATTAATATGAATTTTAACTTTCTTTTGATGATTGGAGGTAGAAAAATGGAAAATAAAAATTTAAACTGTTATGGATATTTATTAAATTGTCCAGAAGAAATGCTCGTAGATATCAATGAAACAATGAAAGATAAACAAACAACTATAAATTGGAACAATTTTAAGGTTGGTGATGCTTTTTATGCAGAAAATACTTACAGATGTGTAATGGTAGATCACGTCATGAAAAGAATTATGTTTGTAACTGAAGAGGAATATAAAAATGAGTTTGAATTAAGATATAATAACAATAAATATAAAAAGCCAGATATGAGAGAAAAGATAAAAGAATATATTGGTGAACTTGATACAGAAATTGATAGGCTTGAGGGTTTATTAAAAAATACTGATAGTCCATATGATTTACAGATTAAAGGTAGGCTGAATGCAATAATCGAAGTGAAGAATGATTTACTTGGTAGATTAGAAGAGGCGACATAGGTGGCAAGAATAATAGATAAGCCAAATAAAATAAAAGTGAAACTCATTGTAGAAGTAGAAGCAGAATTCTATGATGATGAGTCATCAGAAGAAACATTAAGATATTGTGTTGAACAAGACTTGGAAGATGCAGGATTCAATGTTATTGATGTTTCAGTCATGAAATGACGATTTTATGGTTATGGAAAGCAGGTGATATAAATTGAAAATAACAAGATTTAAAGATGTTCCTCAACTGACAAGAGCTGGAACGTACAATATTAATATTCCATTAACTCATATTTTAAAAACGCTTTCAGAATGGGAAGAAGATGAATATTATCGTTTACAATTAAATCCTAATTTTCAACGTGGACATGTATGGACAGAAAATCAACAAATTGCATATGTTGAATTTCTACTACGTGGAGGAAAATCAGCAAAGGTAATCTATTTTAATAAACCAAGTTGGCAGACGACTGAACCTATTAATGGATATGATGATTTTGTATGTGTTGATGGTTTGCAAAGAATTACAGCGGTAACTAAATTTTTAAAAAATGAAATTAAAGTCTTTGGCAGTTACTATAAAGATTTTGAGGATAAAATACCTCTCAGTGTAGACCTGATTTTCAATGTAAATGATCTTAAAAGTGAAAAAGAAGTTCTTCAATGGTATATTGATATGAATGCTGGTGGAACACCTCATACAAATGAAGAGATTGAACGAGTAAAACAGATGATTGAAGAGTTATAATGTAGGTGACAAGATGGGAAGACAAATTGATTTTTATAATTATTTTGAGAATGCATCAGATAACGAATTAAGAACATATTATCAGCAATACAAAGATTTTCAACAAACAGGTGTTATTCCGGAAGGATGTGAGTTGCGTAAGGCAGCAGATGAATATATCGGTAGAATTTCTGGTGCATGGACAGTTCCATTTACAACCGATTTATTGGAAACCATTGCTGATCGTTGGGTGGAGGGAAATAAATGAAGAAGAATTTATATATCGTAAAGGACATTCCGCAATACGCAGAAGGCACATCAAGTTATTGTTATGTAGTCAGAGCAACAAGTTATGATGAAGCAATAGAAATAGTTAGAATTAAAACAGGTTATAATTTTGAATTTGATGCTTCTTTGGCTGATAATGATGATGTATGGGAATGAAAAATTGCTTTCATGGGAGATATAAATGGGAAGAAGTATTTATTTTACGGATAGAGAATTACAACAGGTTATAGATTATGTATCTGATGCAGTAGAAATTTTGGGCGAAGCATCTGAAACATATGAACAAGTAGACAAAGATATGGAAGATGGGTTGGGATCTGCTTTACGGAAATTATATAAAGGATGCAATGGAGAGTCTAAATACGCAAAGTATAAAACAAAAAGGTAGAATTGCTTTTAATGATAGATTGGGATGGTTATATGAAAAGAATTAAAATGAAAGATAATGCAACAAAATTTATATGGGATGGAGATAACTGTGTAGGCAAATACACAGAACTTATAGAACAGTACCATTATGATTCAGAAGAAGAAAAGATGGAACATAAAATAGAAATGGAATTAAATGGGTGGAATGATTCAGGACAGGTTATGGATATGATAAGTGGTTCTTTCATGCCTGGAGCTAAAAATCCTCCCGTACATGTTTGGTTTGGAAGTTATTATAAAATAATTAGAGAGTAGATGAAAGATTGTTTTCATAGGAGGTGTAATATGAATAATAAGGCTATTTGTAGAAAAACAGATGAACATTTTACAGAAGGAAAAGAATATGAATGTACAGCAGCTTACGCAAGATATGAAAGTGCAGTTGTAGATATTCTTGACAACAACAAAGAACTCATTACAGTTGAAATAAATGATGCAGATTTTCAATTTATTTTTAATTAATAAAACAGACATTTTAAGTGAAAATGGAGATGGTTAAATGGATTTAGATAATATAACCGATATTGAAGTTTTGAAAAGTGCATTAAAAAAGTACATGGTTCAAATGAAAAAAGATGCACATTCAAATGATGGCACGGATTATCTTTTTAAAGAAGGGCTTTGGTATTATGTTACTCAAGATGAAACAGGTGTGACAATTTATTCAGATAATATGGAACACGATTGTATTTTTGATTATGATACCGCAAAGAGATATTTAAATGTAGGATAAAAAATTAAATAAAGGTTGGTTTCATTGATGGCTTTGTGTATTGAGTGTGTATAAAAACGTTGACATTACACAATAAGTGTGTATAATATATGTATAAGGAGGCAGACACCCATGAAAAGAACGGAATTAGTCAGTAGACTAGAAAAAGGTGGTTTTGTCTTTGAGAGGCACGGTGGCAGTCATGACATATATGTTCGGGGAAACGTGAAAGAAACAATTCCGAGACATAAAGAAATTGATGAGCGTTTGGCAAAGGCAATACTAAAGAGAAATGGACTTTTATAGTCCATTATTTCTTTAGTATCATATGAATATCAATAATTAGAGAATGGAGGTTTAAAAAGATGAAAAATGTATATCCTGTATTCTTTACAAAAACAAATGAAGATATATTAGTTGAAGTTCCAGATTTTGGAATTTTAACAGAAGGTAAGGATATGAATGATGCCATGAATATGGCACGAGACGCAATTGAATTAAAATGTGTATCAATGGAAGATGATAAAGAAGAAATTCCAACACCATCTGAACTTAAAGAATTAAATCCGGCAAATGGAACCTTTGCAGACGATGGAGAAACCGTGGTCTCATTTGTAGATATTGATTCTACATTATATAGAAAGAAAATTGATACAAAAACTGTAAGAAGAAATGTTGCCTTACCAAGCTGGTTAAATTATGCTGCGGATCAAGCAGGAATTAACGTGTCACGGATTTTACAGGAAGCACTTATGAGAACATTAAAAGTGGAGAATAGGATGTAGCTTAATGGAAAATTATATGAATCCGCCTGTTGATTACCAGTGGACTGATCGGGATATTATAAACGAATATCAACGCTGTCAAGATAAGAAACAAGTGGCAAAGATATATCTGATCAGTGTAAAGGAAGTGACGGAAATCCTAAAACGGAATAAGTAAATATGGTTCTTATGTAGAAGTAGAGAAATCTGCTTCTATTTTTTTTATTTACGCAAAAATTGAAATCAATATGGAGAATACATAGATAGGAAACTATTGGAGGTATAAAATGCAATACATAATAACTAACGGTGAGAAATATTTGAAGCAGGGAATAGATTCACGGTTTTTGGCTGTGGATAATCTCAATGATGCTTCGACATGGCAGGTTAAAGAGAAAGCAGATAATGTAGTAAAATCTTGTTCATTATGTAAAGTTTATAATATGGAAGTGATTGAGCTTATAGCAAAAGATATTGAAGACACACCTGTTAGCTACAACCTGGAAGAGAAAATAAAAGAAATTGAGAAATTTACAGAAGAACTTCAAAGTCGAAGAATTATAGTTCTAAAGCTAATACAACGAGAAGATTTAAAAATTGTTGATATTGAACATGCTGCTGAATTCCAAAATTTAGGTGCAGCTGATGGATATAAGATTTACAAATTACTACATGACTGCAAATGCAGAAGAAGGGATTATAAAAATGAGCTGAGGCAGATAGATGGTATTCTTGGTAAAACATTAAATGCAAAAGGAATTATATGTATGAAAAAAGCAATAAAAAGTGTACAGGAACAGAAATATGAGCCTCGGATTTTAAAAGAATTATTTCAGTAAAGGAGAATGATTATGGAAGAAAAAAGTAGATATGCAACAAAGAAAAAAGGTAAAACAGAAGTTCAGCCATTATGGAATATGGAAGATATTAAAGCGGTTATAGAATGGTTTGAGAAAAAAGAAGATTGGGATGGATATTTTATCACCATGTTAGAGCTTCTTCTTGGTAGACGTATTGGTGATACTATCTCTATGAAGTGGTCTGATCTGTATTATGAAAACGGAAAGAGAAAAGAAGCAATTAACACTATTGTAGAACAGAAGACAGGGAAAGTCACTGAATTGCCAGTAAGTCATATGACATATGAAGCAATGGATATTTATTTGGACCATACTGGCGTTGATCCAATGCAGCATTACGATGAATTCATTTTTAAATATGAAGCGAAAACTGCGTGGATTCAGAGACATGATAATCCTGTGTATGATAACACAGATATAGAAGAATGGTGCAGATTCTTAGGAAAGGATTTCACGGAAGATCGTAAACAGAAAATCTTAAAGGATTTTGAAAGGCAAAAAGAGTATAAAACATTAGGTGGCTATTTGTATTATGAAGTAGAATGGAACGACATTGTGAAGTGGCAGTCTGATGATTATAGGAAGAAACTAAAACAGGCTGCGAAAGCTATTGGTATCACAACTCCAGTCAGTACACATAGCCTTCGGAAGTCGCTAGGATACTGGGTATATAAAATGCATATGTTCGATCCCAACTGTTTATTAACACTACAGAAACTCTTTAACCACGCAGATCTTCAGACAACTATGATTTATATTGGTTTAGTAGAAGAACAGAAGAGAAGATATTTGGAAGATCATGGTGAGTTTATCAAGAATGTCCTGGCTGGTAAGGGAGATGAAATCATCAAAAACATGCCGGTCATTTCATTAAAATCAAACGACTTTGGAAATGTAATTATGAATGTTATCAAGGGAATGCAGGAAGGCAAAGAAGCAGTTGAGGTTTACCAGATTGCTATTAACATGGCAAATGAGAAGCGAATTGCGTAAAAGGAAAGCGGTGCTATTTTTTAGCATCGCTTAACTCTTTAATTTGTTCTAGCAATTTATCATATTTTTCATTTGAAATAATAGTATGTCTGCGCATAAAAGAATGTACTATTTGGTTGGCAACATCTTGAGCTATCTGCGCCATTTTTTCTTCGTCTTTTGTATCAACATTTACTTTTATAGGAGTGCTTGGATCATTCGGATTATTTAAACTAACAGTAAATGTTGATCCCGAAGAATTTTCTTTTGGATAGGCAATGTCGAAAATAGCGTCAGGAGAGTCATGCCATTTTACTATGTCATCATTAACAAGAATATCATTTGGTGTACAGTGAAAAGTATCACATAAAGAAGTAAGGACATCAAAATTTATTCGTGTCGTTTCACTAGAGTATAATTGTTTTGCAGGATTATAATTTACACCTATTGCCTTAGCAAATTTGTTGATATTACCGTCAAACATGACATCTACATATTTTTTTATATTAAGTCTATACATGCATAACCTCTATATAAAAGAGAAAATTAACGTCTACAATAACAGTATACAATAAAAAAGTGAAAAAGTAAATTAATGTCTACAATAACACTTGACATTAATTGTAGAGTGTAATATACTAAAATTGTTCAAAGAAATGAATACTAAAGGAAAGGAGGATGCAGAAGTGGAAGGCGGTTATAAGAAGTTTGATGTAGTATTAGTAGATTTTGGTGAAGAAATATTAGCTGGCGAACAAGGTGGCATTAGACCGGCAGTGATTGTACAGAATAATATAGGAAATAGGTATAGTGTTTCTACGGTTGTGATGCCGTTTACGTCACAACCCAAAAGTTTAAAGCAGTCTACGCATTCTCTTTTTCCTGCGAATGAAAAATATGGTTTAACAAAAGACTCCTATCTTTTAGGAGAATGTATTAGACAGGCTTCTGAACGCAGAATTATAAAAAAAATGGGAACCATTTCTGACAATGCTGGTAGAGAAGAAGTAAAAAGAGTTTACTTCTCAAATTGGGGAAATGACTAGGAGGATATTATGGAGTATATATTAATGACAGTAGAAGAGGCAAAGAAGATGGCAAAAAAAGATGCTGTTGTTCTTGTAGCAGTAAATGATTTAGAAAATTCCAAGGATATAAGTGAATTTTCAAAGAAGAGATTTTTTGAATGTGAGAAAATGATTAAGGAAGCAGAAACCATCGCATCGGTCTGTGATGATTTTATTAGGCAGCTTAGATGTTATACGGAAAGACAAGATGCATTTCCTGATCTAAGACTAAAAGGGAAGGAGAGTGTGATCCTTTTGCGGGAATAAAATAATACCGAACAAATGTTCGATAAAGTAGTTGACAGAACAAATGTTCGGCTATATAATAGCAAATGTAAAGAGATTCCAGAAATGGAAACGGAAAATAAAAAAAGACTACCATCTGATAATGTGGTTGCCGCCACAAAACAGATATACGGTAGTCTTAATACATAAGCACCCATCAAGATACTATGCAATACATATTATACTTTGTTTCATTTTATAAATCAAGTTAATCAAAGCAAGTATCTGCTGAATTTTTCCAAGATCTTTATTTTAAACAAGAGAATATAAGCATAGGGCTGTAGTCAAGCGGTTAAGACACGACACTTTGACTGTCGCATACGTGGGTTCAAATCCCACCAGCCCTGCTAAATCTTTGTGGACGCACAAAGGTTGTATTTAGTGTACGCAAAATACAAACGTAACCCGTGAACAAAAGTTTCGAAATTCCTAATTACATTACAAATCACACAATCGGTGGTCAATAAAAGGCTGCCGGTATGGATCGTTAGCTCAGTTGGTCAGAGCAGTTTAACAAGTAGAAAACGCAGGTTCGAGTCCTGTACGATCCATTGACGAAAAAGGAGGGGGAGAATAAAAATGGACTATGTAATCAGAAATAATAGGGGAGTTTACATCAAAATTGATTCTGGTGGTAGACCAGTATCATGTAATTTCAAAGACAGAACATTGATGGATCGCAACAAGGCGAGAAATATTTTAAATTCATTACCGAAATCTTTAAAGAAAATGAAATTCTTCATGGAAGCCATTCCTGAAATCCCTCCGAGAGTAATTGAGACGCCACAGACGTATAAACCATCTGAGAATATTACTCGTTGGGTGGAACAATTTGGAACCTGCGGAGATATTTTCAACTCGGCTGTAAAACGAAGCAATGAGCTGATCGGTATTCTGTATAATCTTGATAAGGGATTGCTTAATATCCTTCATTCAATCGAGATTGAGAAGCCGAAAGATTTATATACAGGCTGGCAGCTCTATAAGGCTATCCGTGAAAACCGTACTCAGCGTAGAGAAACAAAAGATGAAATCCAGATTATCCAGAATGTTCTGACGAATATCAATCCAGAATGTGTTCAACGTGAACGGATTCAAAAAGCCGTGGATGGACTTTTCCATAGAAAATATACATATCGAATTATCGAAGGAAACGAAGATGATGAGAGTGAAACAGAAATACATAACAATTAGGTAGGTTCAATATGGGGAAAGTAGAAAAAATAAGTCTGAATGAAAAACAGATGGAATTAGTTACATATTATTCTGAAAATGATATGGCGAGATTAAAACGGATTTGTAATCCAATCATTAATATGAAGAACGTAGATCAGAAGGATTATGATGACTTGTACAGTGATGCACTGAAAGTTCTTTTGGAAAGTGTTCAGACATTTGATGAAACAGCAGATTGTTCCTTTAATACATTTCTTACAGGAAATATTAAACGGTCATTCTATGATTGGAGCCGTGATCAGCTGACTTGGAAGCGGTGCAACCTGGAATATGAAACAGATGAAAATGGAGAGATTAAAAAAGATAAGAATGGAAAACCAATAAAAAAGAAAGTCTATGATGTTTCTATGGATGTTCCATTGGAAGATGGATCTGATTTAAGAGAAAAAATCCCGTCCAATTTCAGTGTAGAGACAGAACTTGGATTAAATGGAGATGATTCTGTAGAAAAGGTAAATATACTTCTTGATAGTATGCCACGGTTACAGAAGCGAATTACTATTTTGAAAATGAGGAAAGTTCCTGTAGAAAAAATTAAGAAGATCTTAGATATATCGCAAAGCGATTATGAAAACGCAGTAGAGCGGATTAAGAGAAATGAAAATATGGAAATGTTTTTAAAAGACACGAAATATAATATGGAGGAATATGATATGAAAGACAGAGTAATTGCTATTAGCGAATCCGAAGATTACAGAATGGACAAATTACCAATGTTCACATTATTGCAGCAGAAAAAAGATGGTGACATTAACTGTAAATACATTTTACAGAGAAAACCATTTCAGTGGTCAGAAGAAGAAGCGAATCGTTATTTCTGTAGAATATTAAGTTCTCTTCCTGTTCCTGAAATCGTTTTATGTGAGCAAAAAGTAAAGGAATTGATTATTGCATATTTAATTGATGGTTTACAGCGTTTATCTTATGCGGAGGCATTTAGAAATAATCGTATTAAAATTGGAAGTGTAGGTGCAGAAAGACACTTAATTGAATATAGAGAATATTCTTTAGACGAAAACGGAAATCGAATTTTAGATGACAACGGATTTCCAACCTACGAATTAAAAATATGTGATGTTATTGGAAAATACTACAAAGATCTTCCTGATGAATTAAAAAAGAGATTTGATGTATTTAATTTCAATGTGACTAAGTTTTTTAATTGCACGGATCAGCAAATTGCGGATCACCTTCGCGACTACAACAACCACTCATCTATGAACAAGGAGCAGTTGGGACTGACCAAGATTACTACCGTAACAGCTGGGAAAATTAAGAAAATCTCTGAGAAGAATATGTTTTTCAAAAATTGCTGTAAAATCACTACAACTAATGAGACTAAAGGTAAACTGGAACGTGTAGTTGCCGAAGCAATTATGCTTTTGTTCCATAAGGACGATTGGAAAGCTAAATTGGAAAATGCCTATAAGTATGTAGATGAGAATGCTACAGACGAAGAGTTTGAACAGCTCAATTCTGATTTAAACCGTTTGGAATTAGCAATTGGAGAAAATAATAAGGAAGTTACCAAGTTATTTACTCCAGCTGCCATTCCTATGTGGGTGGCGGTATTCAATGAATTTACAAAGTATAACATTGAAGATAGCAGATTTGTAGACTTCCTTAATGCATATGCAACTGATTTAAAAGACCGTACTGTAGATGGTGTTAGCATGAAAACTTTTAAATCAGAACAGAGTAAAAAGAGAACTACCATCATGGGAAAAATCAATCTATTGGTTACTCTTATGAAGGATTATTTACATATTGAAGAAGTAGAAGAAACAGAAAATACATATGAAGAAGTAACTAATGAAGAAGTAACTGAAAACGAGAATAATACAGTAAAAGAGACAACAGAAAATAATGTTACTACAGAAGAAACAGAATCAGTAGTAACTGAATCACAGTCAGAAGAAGATCATGAGTTACAGTTCGTAAAAGAGGTAGCTGATCCAAATGTAGAACAGGAAGACATTGAACTGTATAAGGATTTTATTGACGACTATCTTAAGTTAGACTCCTGTGTATACAAAGTTGGTATGCCGGTATTGTTAGCACTTATGGCATATGCTTGTAATGCAGAGAAAGACGAAGAGTTTAGTGAATGGCTCAATGAAATGGAAAAACAGCATAGAATTTTCACAGGTTCAGAGAAAGATAATTATGAGAAGTTGAAAGCAGAATTTCTTACTTTCTTAGATTCTCATGGTAATAAAGCAGCATAAAAAATACATAGAAAGAGGTAAAAGAAAATGGCAAAATTAACAGGTTATTATGAAGTGGCAGAAACAATTCAGAGTGGTGGTAGATATTATTACGCAATCTACGAGGATTATGTTTGTTATCAGGTAGGAGATAAGATTTTAGTTTCAGGAGCATGTCACAATATCTTGGAAATTACTTCTATTCTTACGCCAGAAGAAATTGAAGGAAAAGTAAATATCACAGCTGAAGTCATCTGTAAAGTTGACACAAAGGCATATGAAAAACGTGTTGAAGAACGTAGAAGAAAGATGAAACTTAAGAAAGAATTGGATAAAAGATTAAAAGAAATCGTTAACGAAGGGAAATATGAATGGGCAGCTGAGAAAGATCCTGAGTTTGCTAAGATGCTGGAAGAATATAAAAAGATTGGAGAGTGATACATATGGAACACGTAAATAACATTATGAGTAAAGCAGATATGGAAAGATTAAAATTAGATAATTATCAGCCTATTACAGTTACTGCAGGTGATCCAATTACAATTCATGCAGCCGGTGGAATTTCTGTTGAAAAGTTTGCGGAAAATATAAAGGGTTCTCTTGCTTTATCTATTAAAAAAGAATCTAATGTAAAAATAAAAATCAAAGATGTAAACATCATTGTAGAGAATAAAGTTGTAGAAGTAACTTTTTCCGATGGAGATAAGCAGAAATCGGTTTGTAGAGAGCCAGATGTGTTCAGTTTAGAGATGGCAATTTCTATTTGTATCACAAAACATGTACTTGGTGGAAGCAATTTATATAATAAGGCAGTTCGCAATGGTCTTAAGTGTTATGAAAATAAGTTAAAGAAAGCAGAAGCCGAAGAAAAAGAGAAAGAAAGAATTGAAAAACGCAAGGCGAAGTTAGCTGCTTATAAGAAGCGTAGAGCTGAGAAACGAAAAGAAGAACAGATCGAAACTCAGAAAGAAGCATATCTGAGAGCGCTGCGTGATTTTAACAAAGAGCTTTCTGAAGCGAGTTGTAAGTAATACATATGGGCGGTAGAAATGCCGCCTTATTAGAAAAAATGCATAAGATAGGAGAAAAATAATATGGTAACAGATCTTTAGAGGTAAGTAATTTCAGAGGGTTACAAAACTAGTAGTGCTGATTCCTGTTACCTTAGAAAGTTTTAGAGGTAAGTAATTTCAGAGGGTTACAAAACCTCAAAGTAATCTTCTGAAATTATAAGTGTGAATTAAAAATAGACTTAGGTTACTACGTTATAAAAAGATAATATATCATTATGTCGCTCTAGTAATGACTATATCATTGATATTTAAACATGCATTACACTGAAGATACCAAATGCAAGTGATATCAATATTATAAACTTTTTATAACATTGTCAAAGAGTATTACCGGCTATATGCCGAGATTATTTTAAGGATAATATATGAATTATTTAGATTTTGTACTTATTGTAGATAAGAATAAAGTTCCTTGTATTCCAATTAAAGAGAGTACGGCAGCATATTTATTAAGACATAATAAAGCTAAGATTATAAATCATGATCCAACAGTAATACAAAGATTTGATGAGTATTCGGCAGATTATGAAATAAGAAATATATTTGAATTAAAAATAGATAGTGGTTATCTAAATATAGGTTTTTCTGTAAGTGATAGCGAGCATGAATATCTGGCAGGACAGGTCAATCTGTTACAAGGAATGAGTGAAAGGCTCACTGTTAGGGCCTCGAATCGCAGATTTAAACGAGCTAGATTGAGATATCGAAAAAATAAGAATGTAGATTATAAAATAGTTCATAATCCTACGTATAAAAATGGAAATCAAGATGGATGGATTGCTCCATCTATACAACATAAAATAGATTCACATATTCGGTTAATAAAGAAAATTGCTCAATGGGTTCCAATAGATAGGATAATTATTGAAGTAGCGAAATTTGATATTCAGAAAATGATCGCAGATTTGGATGGAAGAATAATTTCTGGAAAAGATTATCAAAATGGAGAAATGAAAGGGTATGAAAATGTTACCGCATATGTAAGGGATAGAGATAAATATACATGTCAAATGTGTTTATCGAGTGGAAAAGTAAAGAATAAAAACAACGATACTATAGAAGTACATCATATTATTCCAAGAGCTGCTGGCGGCACAAATCGTCCGAGTAATCTTATTTGTCTTTGTCATCATCACCATCGTCTGGTTCATTCCAATAACAATAATAATAAATATTTTAAGGAATTGCAAAATAAGAAGATGCCTGATACCTATAAGGATTCTACTTTTATGAATATTGTCAGATATAAAATCTACAATGCATTATGTGCGGATTTTAAAGATGTAGAACTTGCTTATGGTTATGAGACAAAAATTAATCGTAGACTTATAGGTTTGCCAAAGTTCCATTACACCGATGCGGTATGTCTAAAAGAATGGAAAAATATCTCATTAACAAAATTCATTTATATAGTAGATCAGAAAAGATGTAATGATAGAAAAATGGAAAGCTTTTTTGATGCGAAATATATAGACATACGAGATGGGAAAACTAAATCAGGAACAGAATTATGTTATACAAGATTGGATAATGCATCGTCTTGGAGGACAACATGTAAAAATGAAGTAGATAATCTCAGGCAATATAGAGAAAAGAAGATAACAAAAGGAAGGAAACAAAGAGAATGTCATTTTTATTGTTTAAAACCTGGTGATTTAATTTTTATAAATTTAGGAAATCATAAAGGTAATTTGGCAGAAGTCAAAACAATGCAAATTCAAAAAGGTAAGTATAAAATATTTTTTATATATAAAAATCAAAAAGTAGATAATCCAACCATTTCATTAAGTCCAGAAGAGTATGAACAGCTTAAGAAAAATGAATGTTCTAAAGTGAAGATTGTGCGTACAAGACGAGGTATGATTTGGAGAAAATATAATAGGTTGGAATACGAGAATACATATAAAGATCAATATGATAAAAATTAAAATACATAATGAAATCGAAATTTAGAAGGGAGAATACATGAGTAGAACATTTAAGACTTGGCGTGATCCGTATGATGAAGGATTTTCTACATGTCGCAAGAAAGAAATTGAGATCAAACCAGGAGTGACGGTATTAGTTGGATGCAATGTTCCAAGATACATACTGAAAGTATAATCCACTACTTAGAGGATTATATGTACTGTACTAGAAAGCTGGGGCTTTATGTGCAGTTAGTAGCATAAATTATATAGGGGTTATCTAAATATATTTACCTCCTGTGATTAAGTTATATAAAGACTAAATCACAGGAGGTTTATTTTTATGATAACAGTAGAAAAACTGGAAAAAGGTACTTATTTTGATGATGCTTTTAAAATCTCATTTAGATACGATCCCACTACTGTAGCTAAGATAAAAGAGCTGGCAGAGCGGAGATACTTACCAGAAGATAGAGCGTGGGAGATCCCAGCACATGAGCTACCAGCTCTCATAGAGAAAGTAGGGCTTAGCAATATCAAAAGTGAGGAGGCTGTAGTACAAGCCCTCAATACTAAGGAGATCGAGGATAAAAGAGAGGCTACACAGGAGAGGCTAAAGGGTATTAAGCCTGTAAGAGATTTTGATTTTAAAACAGCTCCCCTCCCTCATCAGATCGAGGCTTTTAATTATGGCATGGAGAAAAACTCTTTACTTATCGGAGATGAGCAGGGCTTAGGCAAGACAAAGGAGAGTATTGATATTTGTGTAGCCAGAAAGAAAGAGCTAATTAAAACCCTTATTGTATGCGGAGTAAACTCTGTAAAATATAACTGGGAGAAAGAGATCCAGATCCACTCTAACGAGGGCTGTGTAATGGTAGACGGTAAGACAATGGATGTTAGAGTACAACAGCTAAATGACTGGTACAGAGGCTCCTCTTATTTTGGGGTTATCAATATTGAGAGCCTCAGAAATGAGAAAATACAAGATGCTCTCTATCTGGGGATTAAGGATGGATATATAGGGGCTATTATTGTGGATGAGATCCATAAGGCTAAAAACGGATACTCTCAACAGGGAAAAGCTCTTAGATTTTTGAAAGCTCCAGTTAAGATAGGATTATCTGGTACTCCGATGAATAAAGCGGAGGATCTGTGGAATATCCTTACATGGCTGGGAGTAGAGAGGAGATCCTTTTATAGTTTTAGAAATGCCTATTGTACTATGGGAGGTTTCGGAGGCTATAAAGTAATCGGATATAAAAACTTAGATAGCCTCAATGCTGAGTTAAATACTGTAATGCTTAGAAGAAAGAAAGAGGAGGTACTAGATCTCCCTCCTAAGCTGTACAGTACTGAGTATGTAGAACTTACCACAGCCCAGAAAAAACAGTACAGGGATATTAAAAATGGCATTGTAGCTGATATGGAGAATATCTTAGCCTCTGTTAATCCGCTTAACTGTACTCTCCGCCTCAGACAGCTTACCAGTGGTAATCCTAACTTAACAGATGATAGCCCTAAGCTGGATCGTATTAAGGAGATGCTGGAGGAGGAGATTATCCCTAATGGTCACAAAGCTATTATATTTTCTCAGTGGAGCATGATAGCTAAGGATCTGGGGATAGAGCTTAGTGAATATGATCCGATTGTAATTACAGGAGAGGTACCTCCAGAGCAGAGGCAGAGATTAGTAGACAATTTCCAGACTAACCCACACTGTAAAGTAGCTATAGGAACTATCGGAGCTATGGGTACTGGATTAACTCTAAATAAAGCCTCTTATGTATTCTTTATGGATAAAGCATGGAATAGCGGAGATAATGCACAGGCTGAGGATAGAGCCCACAGAATAGGTACCGTAGGGGCTGTAAATGTAATCTCTATGGTGGCTAAGGGTACCATAGATGAGGCGGTAGAGGATTACCTGTTAGAAAATAAAGATCTCATTGATCGAGTAGTAGACGGTAAAGGATCTAAGCAGGATATTAAAACCATCCTTAACAAATTACTTAGCATTTAATATACAGGTGTGGTATAATAACTCAAAATGGAGGTACATAATGAGAGCGATAACAATAGATGCAGATACAGGAAAAAGAGTATACACAAGGAAAGAGGTAGCGGATCTTGTAGGAGCCTCTACTCAATCTATCCGCCTCTGGGAAGATGCTGGAGCTATTCCAGCAAGCGTAAGAGATGAGGGAGGCTATAGATACTGGTATGAGGAGGATCTGGAGGCTATAAAGGCTTATGCCTCATTACCGAGAAAAGCAAAACTTAAAAAGTAACCCTAAATGTGAGGAGAGTGTAAAAGCTCTCCTTTTTTTTGTCCTTAATTTTGAGGGCTATCTAAAAAATTACCGTTTGTGTGATTAGGTTAAGTATCAAAAGAAAAGGAGGTAAGCAGGATGCTTAAAATCAGTTTTACAAATGCTGAGGTATCGGATCACGGATACGGTTTAGAGGTAAATGGTAAATCCTTAGAGGATATTATTTCTACCGCCTTAGGAACTAAACTTAAGGGTAATGGTGGTTATGGATCTGGATTACCTAGCTTTAATTCTAATAGCTGTGATGTTACGGTTATTATCAATCCACATAATAGTATATGCGAGATTGAAACAGAGGATGAAGTATGGCACAGCGTAGCAGAAATGGAGGCAGAAAAGAGTGAGCAGTTTCAAAAGGAAAATGCAGAGGCAGATCCAAAAGAATAACGGTACCCTCCTCCACAAAAAGGTAGTAGCTAGAAAGATGGGCTGTAAATCCGTGGAGGAGTATAACCGTAGAATGGCACGCAGAGAAAAAAATTTAAAAGAGATGGAGGATAACAAAGATGGCAAATGATTTTACAGCAAGGGTAGCAGGTATCAGCGTAGAGATGGGTATGAGTGTACAGAATAAGAGTGGTATCTGGTGTAAGCCTACAGTAAAGATGGATCTTAAGATTGATGGAGGTACGAACCCTCAGCAGAGAGAGGCTATTATTAAACAGGCTTTTGATGAGGTTTGTGATAACATTGAGAAAACCATCTCAGAGATGGAGTAATACTTACAGGGGGGGGGAGAGTATCTCTCCTCTCTCCTTAACTGGAGGTAATTATGGCAAAACAGATAAAAGTAAGAGAGGATAATTACTTTGCTGTACAGGGCTGGATGGTAACAGAGCTAAAACTAAAGGGTAATGCTCTTATGCTCTATGCGATCATCTACGGATTTTCTCAGACTACTAACACAGCTTTTACAGGGAGTGTAGACTACCTCTGTGAGTGGCTGGGTGGTGTATCAAGACCTACAATAATTAACACTTTAGATAACCTAGTTAAGCAGGGGCTCCTCACTAAGAGCAGTACCACTAAAGGGGCTCTCATTTACAACAGCTATACAGCTTTAAGACCGAGTAAAAAAATTTTATCCGATGAAGATCCAACGAGTAAAAAAACTTTACCCGATACGAGTAAAAATTTTTTACTCAATAAAGATAGTAAAGATAATATAGAAAAATCCATCTCTAAAGAGATGGAGGGCAAAGCCCCTAAAAAGAAATCTTATAGTACTATCTTAGAGGATCCTATTAATAAGTTTGTGAAAGAGGCTCTTAGTAAATTTATCCAGTATTGTAGGGGTAAAAACTATACTCCTAAAGTAACTATGGTAGAAAAGTTTGCTAGTACTCTTAGAGATAATGCTGGAGAGGATCCTGTAGTAGCTCTGGCTATTGTGGATCAGAGTATAGATAAGGGATGGAAAGATCTCTATCCACTTAAGAACTATGGTAGACAGGGAAAGCCTACAGCGATCAGTAAAAAGTTTAGCGGTAATACCCTTAAAGATGCTGAGGGTAAAGATATTGTGTTTAAGTAATCTGGAGGAGGGTGTAAAAGCTCTCCTCTAAATTTTTACCTCTTTTGTGATTAGGATTACTCAAAAGGAGGTAAAAGCGGATGAAATGCTATGCAAGTGATTATTGCCAGAAAGATAAAAGCTCCTGTAGTGATGTATGCGGAGGCTACAGAGTACTTAGAGCTTTATACAATTTAAGCAGGATCCCAGAGAGATACCGTTATACTATTGCTCTTAAGCCAGAGAATGGAGAGGATCTGGAGGCGTTTACAACACTGGATAATTATAAAAATGATGTGCTCAGTATGGTAGACGAGGGCAGAGGCTTATATATCTGGGGAAAGAGTACAGGGAATGGTAAAACCTCATGGGCTTGTAAGATTATGAGTTACTTTTTCAGAAAGATAGCTTTTAATACAGGGCTGGAAAATGAGGGGCTATATATTTTTCTCCCCACTTTCTTAGAAGATCTCAGAGATAATTATGATAACAAAGATCCAGAGTTTGATGAGATCTTAAGAATGATAAAAACCTGTAGGCTCCTCATCATAGACGATATAGGAGCAGAGAGGGTAACGGACTGGGTAAGGGAGAGGATGGTAAGCATCATAAATACCAGAGTATCTAATAACCTTACTACGATCTATACCAGTAACCTCTCTCCAGAGGAGCTTAGGAGTGAGTTAGGGGATCGGATAGCCAGTAGAGTATTAGGATCCTCACAGGTAGTAGAAATTACAAGCGGAGATAGGAGGGGATTATAAATGGCTAATATGATTGAGCAGAGCTTACTCTGTAAGGTATTAGATGCTCCAGATCTGGAGATCCTCCACTCTAACGGAGTAGTAGAGGAGATGTTTCTTACCTGTAAGGATGAGATCCATTTTATCGTAGAGCATTACAACAGCTATAAGCAGATGCCAGATAAACTAACCTTTTTAGGCAGGTTCAAAGATTTTCAAATGTTGGAGGTAACGGAGAGCACAGATTACTTAGTATATAAGCTCAAAGAGGCTTACACATATACTAAGCTGGTGCCTCTGATTGAGGATACAGCAAAGGTAGTAAAAGAGGATAGTATTAAGGCTATCCAGTACCTCAAAGAGGAGATAGAAAAGCTGGAGAAATCCGTACCAGTGAGCAGGAATAAAGATGGCTATGATATTATCTCTAACGCTGGAGATCGCCTTACAGAGTATAAAAAGCGTTGTGAGGTAAAGGGGCTTATAGGTATTCCTACAGGTATCCCTAAGCTGGATGAGATTACTAATGGCTGGCTCTGGGGAGAGGATCTGGTAGTACTCACAGGGCGTACTAACGTAGGTAAAACATGGATCGGAGAGTACTTTGCTACTATGGCGTGGAACATGGGTTATAAGATCCTTATGTACTCTGGAGAGATGAGTACCGCTATGGTTGGTTTTCGTTTTGATACTCTCAATAAGCACTTTAGCAATATGGGGCTCCTTAATGGATCTGGTACTCTGGGAAAGAAACCAGATACAGACGGAGCAAAGTACTTACAGGAGGATTATGAGAAGTACATAACACAGCTCCAGCAAAAGAGCGGATTTATCGTAGTTACTCCAGATGATTTTGAGGGGCGTAAGCCTAATGTAGATGAGATCAAGAGCTTAGCTATTAAGCATGGGGCGGATATGATTGTAATAGATCAGCTTTCTCTTATGAGTGATAAGCGTAGGGCGGATATACCTAGAATAGCTTATAACAATATCTCAGAGGATCTCTTTTTGATGAGTAAGGAGCTTAAAAAGCCTGTACTTCTTATGGCACAGGCTAACCGTGAGGCAGTTAAGAACCGTAAAAAAGGAGAGAGCCCAGAGCTCCACGATTTGGCAGAGAGTGACGGTGTAGGACAGAACGCCACAAGAGTATTATCTCTATCCGTGATAGATGGCACTCTTAAGATCAGTGTTAAGAAAAACAGATATGGTATCAATAACAAAGAGGTGCTTATGATCTGGGAAGTAAACACAGGATACCTTAAGCCTCTCCTTAGCGAAAATCCAGAGGAGAGCACAGAGGATAAAAAGGATGATAAACCAGATGGAGAAAAGGATAAAGGAGGAGAGAAAGATTATGGTTTCTAAAGGCGGAGTACCTAAGGGGAGGATCATCCCTGTATATCTTACAGATGAGGGAGATGTGTACCCTATTTATTTACATGAGATGGGAGAGTTAGAGATTATACAGAGGCTTGTAGCAGGTATCTTAGATAATAAAATTGTGGTGGATACTAATACCAGAATTAACTCAGAGAATGATAAAATCTCTATTTTTGATTTAAGTAAGAAAAAATAATAAAAATTTCTCTAAATGTTACCTCTTTTTCTGATTAGGTTAAGTAAATCGGAAAAGGAGGTACTTTTTTATATGACGATTACAAGTAAGGAAGTAGCGGAGATGCTGGGAAAGAGGCACGATAACCTTTTGAGAGCGATCCGCAAATATATTACACAGTTAGGAGATGAGGCTCCTAAGTATTTCTCAGAGGATCCAGATAAGGGCAGTAGATTGTACCACATTACTAAGGCTGGCTGTGATCTTATGGCAGGGCGTATTATCGGAGCTCAGAGTGAGGCTTTTAAGACTAAGTATGCTCCAGTGTTTGGAGAGGAGGCTCCTGTAGAGGTGGTAGAGGAAAAGCAGGAGGAGCCACAGGAGAAAGCCTACACAGTAGAGGAGGTAGCTCAGATCTTAGGCTGTAGTGAGAGAAATGTTTATAGAAATATCCAGAGCGGAAAGCTGGAGGCGGTAGAGCGTGAGGTAATGATCCCTACTCTTAAGAAGTTTGTAACGGAGGAGGCTCTGGAAAAATATAAAGCAGGGAGGGCTAGTTAATGAACTACTTTGAAATGAAATGGAGGCTCTCCGCTTGCAGAATACAAGCAGGATACTCACAGGCAGAGGTAGCTCAGATCTTAGGCTGTAGTGATAAGACTATTGTTAGCTGGGAAACAGGTAAGACAGCTCCTAAGATGGAGAAAGCACAGGAGCTTAGTGATCTGTACGGTATCCCTCTGGCTTATATGGATTTTTCAAAGGCTGGAAACTCTACACCTCTTAGAGAGCGTGAGAGTGAGCCACAGATCCCAGCTTTTTAACAAATATTACCAGTAGCTTTAGGAAAATACTGGTAGCAGAATAAAAAGAAAGAGCCAGCCTATATAAGACTGGCTCCCCAGAGGATTACTCCTCTGTGTGTTGGAGTTTGTAGATCCTAAGAGCTACATCCCTCACTAAGAGCTTATCCTCAGTAGATAACTCAGAAAAAATATCTGTGAGCTCTGTAAGTAGCGGATCTGGAGTAGAAGTGTTAGCGGTAAAATCGAAAAACTCACTAACAGGGGCTCCTAAGTATGTAGCTAGGTTTTGGAGCCTATCCATGTCTGGTAAGTGTTTACCATTACTCCAAGAGGAGAAAGTAGTAGGTGGTATCCCAATACCATCCGCTACCTCTTTCTTACTCTTTCCAGATAGTGCTAAGTAGTAACTCAGAGCTTTTACAAAGTTATCCGTGAGAGAGGAATTGTTAGCCATTGTATCACCTCCTCTCTTTGAGGGATGATTAAATAATACACCTAAACAGTAGAAAAGTAAAGCAAAACATACAAAAACTACTGTTAAACAGAATTTTTTATTGACAAGTGGTAAATACTCCATTATACTACTAAACAGTAGGAGAAAGCTACTAAAGCTCATCTCCCTATATTTTTTTACCTATCCACTACTGTTTAACAGTAGTTTTAGGAATATATTTTAATTTTTAAAGGAGGTACAAGCTAATGAATTTAGCGGAGTTAAAGGAGGCTTATAAAGCCAGAAAGTTAGCCTTAGACAGTGCAAAGAAAGAGGAGGAGAAATACAAGGCACTCCTTAAGGATGCGATGTTAGAGGCTGGAGAAAGTGATTACACGGATGAGGCTGGATACCGCTTTGAGCGAATTGTGCAGGAGCGTAAGAGCATGGATGAGGAAAAGCTCTTAGCAGAACTCCATGAGAGAAACCTTACTAGCTGTATCGCAACTAAGGAGGTTGTAGATGAGGATGCAACTCTTAAGGCGGTAGAGGCTGGAGAGTTGCCACAGGAAGTATTAGCAGATGCCTTAAAGGTAACAGAGGTAGTAATGCTTAAGCTCACAGCTCCTAAAAAGGCAAAGGCTAAAAAGTGATAACGATCTGGAAAACTCCAATAGTAGCCACAGTAGAGCAGGTACTTAAGGATCTTAAGCTCCAGCTCTACGGAGCAGGGCTACTTAAGGAGATTAAAAACACAGGATCGGATCTTATGTGTACTTGCCCTTTTCACGCAAACGGTAAGGAGCATAACCCATCTTGCGGAGTGCTCCTACAGCAAAAGGTAACAAAGGATAAGACCTATGAGGCTGGTACGGTGCATTGCTACACCTGTGGATACACAGCGGATCTACCTCAGTTTGTAGCGGATCTGTTAGGGCTGAGTAGCCCAGTAGAGGGCTTTAAGTGGCTGGTAAATCAGTACAACTACCAGACGGAGGAGAGGGAGCTCCCAGATCTGGATATGTACAGAGGCTCTACAGCTAAATCCTCAGTATTGGAGGAGAGCTTAGTTAAGCAGTACACACAGAACCTCTTACAGAGTGAGGAGGCGTGTAGGTACCTACATAAAAGGCGGATAGCTAACTGGGTGCTAGAGGCTTATGAGCTGGGGTTTGATCCAGAGGATAAAACAGTGCTTTTCCCTGTAAGGGGTATGGATGGAAAAGTGATCTTTTACAAGGGCAGGAGCATAGCTGGAAAGCATTTTTATAACGCAAAAGAGGTAGATAAAACCTCCGTAGTGTTTGGGCTCTGGGAGATCCTAAACGGATCTTTTAGCTGGGGTACATCGGATCAGATAGAGGAGGTTTGGATTACAGAGAGTGAGATAGATGCTCTCAGCCTTATCTCTTATGGAGTACCAGCGGTAGCCATTATGGGATCACATATCTCAGAGGATCAGTGTAAAGAGCTGGAGCGTACACCTTTTAGGCGGTTTGTACTTGCCACAGATAACGATGATGCAGGGAGAAAAGGAGCCTCCCAGATCAAGAGGTTACTGATACCTAAAGGTTTTCGGTTTATCAACCTCAAATGGCATACGAGCCTAAAGGATATTAACGATCTTGTTAAAGAGTACGGAGATGGCTGGAAAGACCATCTCACAGGATATTAAAGGAGGAAAACAGGATGAGTAAAGGATTTATTACAGGAACAAATGAGGAACTTATTAAAGCGTACAAAGAGAGTAGAGATGAGAGCTATCTTAAAGAGCTTATTGAGGCTAACAAGGGGCTTATTAACCTTTTAGTATCCCCATATTTAACCTCTATCCCTAATTCTGAGTTAGAGGATCTTACAAGTGAGAGCTATATACCGATGCTCAGAGCTATAGAGGATTACGATCCAGAGCAGGGAGTAGCTTTTTCTACTCTCCTTAAAGTTTATGTACGCCAGCACCTTAACCGTTTATACAACGAGGCTACACGCCAGAAAAGATTTACAGGTACCACTCCAGATAGCTTAGATCGGTTATCTGAGATCAATAAAGAGGGCGGTACAGAAACCGATAGCACCTTTGAGGTAGAGTGTAAGGATTTTAGCTCTGTAGAGTTTATGGATCTCTTAGATAGCTTACAGCTCAATGATAAGGAGCAGGTAGCGGTAAATATTCTCATGGCTGGAGGAGCTAAGGGGGAGATTGCTAAGGCTCTCAATATTACTAATGCTACCGTAAGCTGGCATATCAAGAACCTCAAAAAGAAATTTATTTTAGCTGGTTATCAATATGCTGTCTAAATAATCTGGGTGGATGTGATTAAGTTATTTATCACGAAAAGCAAGGAGGTAAGCGGTATGAGTAGTTTAAGAACCCTGTTAGCCATCTTAAAAGGAGAGGCTGTAGTGCTTACTAAAAAGAGTGAGCATAAGGCGGATGTGCTGGTAGGAAAGAATGTGGATAAGCGTTTTGCTATCAACAGCATGGTAGGAGCTGTAAAGGCTTTGATGCTGTAGAAATAAAAAAAATAATTAAGGAAAAACAGGAGGATACAGAAATGGGATTACAGGATCTTATTAACAAGTATGACAATGGAGGATTTTCTAAAACAGGCTGGTTTCAGTTAAAGGATGATGGAGATACAGCTACGGTAAGATTACTCCACAAAGGAGAGGTAGGAGTAAAGGATGGAGAAACAGATTATGATTTTCCCATCTACGAGGTACACAAATTAGATGTAGACGGTAGCGGTAGAGATCGTACTTGCCTCTGTAAGGGAGAGAGCTGTGAGTTTTGTAAGAGCGGTAACAAGCCTCAGTTAAGAATGTTCTTACAGATGATTAACAAGGATGAGAAAGATAAGGATAAGCAGGTACAGCTCTGGGAGAGAGGCTTAACAGATATTAAGAACCTTATCGGCTTAGCTGGAGAGTACGGAGATCTCACTAAGAGAGATATTAAGATTAAGAGATCTGGAGCAAAGGGTAGCCTTAAGACTACATACCAGTATTTCCCTAAGGATCCTAGTGAGATGGAGATCCCAGAGCCTCAGAACTTAGTAGGCTCACTTATCTTAGATCTGGATTGTGAGGATCAGATTAAGGCTATCGAGGGTAGATTACAGCTTAACAAGGGTAACAATAACGATAGTAACAACGACAGCGGAGCAGGAGCTACAAGAGTATTTTAAGGCAGGGAGGGAGGCTAAAAACCTCCCTCTTTTATTAAACAGGAGGATACAGGATGGCAAGAGAGATACAGGTAGATATGAGTAGAGAGAGCGTGGATCTGGAGGATCTTAGTAGCAGATTAGCTCATAAAAAGGTATGTAATATAAATTTGAAAAGAAACCAGAATACCTTACTTAAAGGGCTGGAGGTAATAAATGAGCTGGTAAAGAGCGGTAGGCTCCATGCTGAGGGAGAGTATGAGATTATCCGTACTCCAGAGAGGCTTAAGGAAGTAATGGAAACCTACTTAACTGGAGTAAGTGAGTATGTACTGGATGTGGAAACTACAGGGCTGGATGTGTATAACGATATTTTAGTAGGTATCTGTTTATATAATCCAGATCTCCCTAGTTTCTATGTACCGTTTAATCATACGGATCTCCAGAATAAGAGAGTTGAGGGGCAAATGACAGAGGAGGAGTGTAAGGCGGTTATGCTCCCTTATCTGGCTAACGGATCCCTTAAGTGCATCAATCATAATATTAAGTTTGATGATAAAGTGGTTACTTTTCAGTGGGGGCAGAGAATAGCTAATGTATGGTGGGATACTAACATAGCTGGCTGGGTACTCAATGAGAATGAGAAACACGGATTAAAACCGATGTATAACAAGTATATCCTCAATGGGGAGGGCTCAGATGAGGATTTTGGAGATCTCTTTGAGGGTATCCCATGTAACTATATTCCTATTGATATTTTCGCTATTTATGGTGCTAACGATGGTTTTAAAACATGGGCTTTGTATCAATTTCAGAAAAAGTATCTTAGAGAGGATCATCCGAGAGCAGACTACAGAAAGCTCTATCATGTGTTTAGAGATATTGAGATGCCTCTTATTGATGTTTGTATGGATATGGAGCTTAGAGGGGTAGAGATCCGTGAGGATTATGCTAAGGAGCTCTCTGTAAAATTTAATGCAGAGATGGCGGAGAAAGAAAAGCTCTGTGATGAGTATGTAGCTAAGTTTGATAAGTTTATAGAGGAAAATCCTACTCTTATGAGATTAACTAAGGGTACTAAGAAGATTAACTATAACAGCCCTCAGCAGGTGGCTTGTTTATTCTATGATATTTTCAAACTGAAAAGCGTATCCAGAAAAGAGCCGAGAGGTACAGGAGATAAGATAGTACAACAGCATAGAAACAAGGCTAAAAAGGCAGGCACTAAAAAGGGAGAGGAGTTTATCCAGTTTTTAGATAACTACCAGAGATACAAAGAGTGCGGAAAGCTCTTAGGAACTTACATAGATAAGATCCCAGAGGTTAAGTGTGCTAAGACTAATGCAGTACATACCACATATAACCAGTATGGAGCTAAAACAGGTAGATTTTCAAGTAGTGATACAGTTACTAAGATCAACCTCCAGAATATCCCTAGCCATGAGAAAAGCATCCGTAAGATCTTTAGAGCCAGAGATGGTTATAAGTTTGTGGGAGGAGATTTTAGCCAGATTGAGCCACGAGTACTCTCTTATGTATCTGGAGATGAGGCAATGCAGGAGGCATACAGAGAGGGTAAAGATCTATACGCCATCATGGGATCTAAAGTGTATGGAGTGCCTTATGAGGATTGTAGAGAGTTTTATCCAGATGGTACGGTAAACGCTGAGGGCAAACACAGGCGTACAACTATGAAAAGTGTACTCTTAGGTATTATGTATGAGCGTGGAGCTAAAGCCATTGGAGAGCAGTTTGATAGATCCGCAGAGTGGGCTCAGAAACTTATTGATGATTTTTATAAGAGTTTTCCTAAGATCCAACAGCTCCGCCTTAAGGTAGAGAAGATGGCGGAGGAGTACGGATATGTAACTACCATACAGGGCAGAAAGAGAAGATTGCCAGAGATGCAGTTACCAGATCACGATGATTACCGCTATCAAGAGGCTCACAGGCAGAGCCTTAACGCTGTAATACAGGGATCCAGTGCGGATATTATGAAATTAGCTATGATCGCTATTTACAATGATCCTCAGTATAAGGCTCTGGATTGCCACATGGTAATAACCGTACATGATGAGTTAATCATGGAGGTACCAGAGGATCATATTAAGGAGGGAGCAGATCTCTTAGTAAACACTATGAAAAGAGTAGGACACAGCCTAATAGATCTCCCTATGAGCGTAGATGCTGAGGTAAATGATTATTGGTACGGAGAAAACTTAGCGGATGATTATTTAGAGGAGGAGTAAGCCTATGGGATATTTTCCTTTACCAGAGCTAAAGGGTAAGCCTAACAGGATCTTTGTAGATGGTAAAACTCTAAATCAGATAGCTAAGGAGAGCGGTATAAGGCTGGATACCGTACAGCATAGATATAGCAGAGGTATAAGAGATTATGAGGGCTTAACAAAGCCCTCTCATATCAGAGTAGAGCACGAAAAGACACAGAGGAAAACCTACTCTATAATGAGTGCTGGAGAGAGAGTAATGGAGAGGATCTGGGAGCTGGATATACCTCTCCAGACTATCTCCGATAAAACAGGGATAAGTAGATCCACAATATACGCCTTTTTATATAACGGTACAGATCTTAGCAGTATGAGGCTTGCTAAGATTTGTAGCCTTTTGGGATTATCAATGGATTATGTAATGGGATTAAAGGAGAAACCAGATGGCAAAATGTAAATACTGTGGAGCTGAGGTAACAATAGGGGAGAGATGTACCTATTGTGGCAGTAAGGCGGAGAGCTGGTACTACCCTGTAGCAAAAAAGGTACAGGAGCCTAAAAAGAAGAAAGCTCCACATAATAGAGTAAGAGATCTGTTTAATGGAAAGATCTATATTGTAAAAGAGGGAGATTGCCTCTGGAATATAGCTAAAAATCTGTACGGATCTGGAGCAGAGTATTACAGGATTGTGAGGAAAAACCATCTACAGGATCCTAACCATATAGAAGTAGGGCAGAAATTGTATCTTTAGGAGGTAAACAGTGAGATATAAAGTATATGATGAGGAAGATAAGAAAGAGAGAACTCTGGAGGAGTGCGTAACTCCTTTGGAGGTAGGATCTGTAAGGAGAGTGCAGGTTAAAAAGGGAGATACCAGAGAGGTACATCATTTTAGAGTATTGGAGGAGTTAAAGAGTGTTTGATTTTAACGGAGAAAATTTACAGGTTGGAGATAAGGTAATAGTATATGTGAGCTACTTTAGCAGTAAATCCTATTATGTAGGTACTGTGGTAAAAAGAACTCCTACAGGGCTATTGGATATAGAGTGGGGGAATGGTAAAAAAGAGAGATTTAAGAGTAACGGATATGAGTATCATAGATCCTCTGGATACGGTAGAACCTCACTTTATTTAGAGCCTTATACTGAGGAAAGAGGTAGGCAGGTTATACAGGAAAATAAGAGAAAGTGTATGGTAGGCTGGCTTAAGGAGTTTGATTATACAAAACTCTCTTATGAGGAGGCAGAGCAGGTATATACTTTGGTAGCAGGTTTGAAAAATTCATAAAATTAGTATCTAAGGAAATCTCCTTTATGTGATTAGGATCGATCAAAACATAAAGGAGGTTTATTTGATGGAGTATGTAAAGAGCCCACTTAACTATACAGGTGGAAAATACAAACTCCTCCCACAGCTTTTAGAGTTATTTCCAAAACAGGTAAATACCTTTGTAGACCTGTTTGCAGGGGGGGGAATGTGTCCGTAAATGTTAAGGCGGAGAAAGTAGTATTTAATGATCTCATGTGGCAAGTACCAGAAATGCTACAGGAATTTAAGAAAATCGGAGTTGAGGAGAGCCTTAGGAAAATTGATGGGTACATAAGCAGTTATGATCTATCTAAGGAAAATAAAGAGGGTTATTTAGCTTTGAGAGAGCTTTATAACAAAGGAAAATCAGATCCTTTAATGCTGTATACATTGATCTGTTATTCCTTTAATAATCAGATACGATTTAATAACAAAGGGGCTTATAATATGCCTTTTGGTAAAGATCGTAGTAGTTTTAATCCGACACTAAGAGAAAAATTTATTATTTTTGTGCAGAGGCTCCAGAGCATGGAGATACAGTTTAGCAGTAAAGATTTTAGAGAGCTGGATCTGGATACTCTGGGAGAGAATGATTTTGTATATTGTGATCCTCCTTATCTGATTACAGTAGCCTCTTATAATGAAAATGGAGGCTGGGGAGAGCAGGCGGAGAGAGATCTTTTAGCTAAGCTGGATACATTAGATAAAGCAGGAGTTAAGTTTGGATTATCTAATGTGTTTGAGAGTAAAGGAAAAGAAAACATAATACTTAAAGAGTGGGCTAAGGGATATACAGTACATTATCTGGATCATACATACAGTAATTGCAGTTATCATAAAAAGGATAAGCAGAGTAAGGATATAGAGGTATTTATTACAAATTACTAGGAGGTGCGATAAGTGAGAGTTTATATAGCTGGAGCTATGACAGGTAGATTTGATTATAAAAAGTATTTCAATGAGGCTGAGGAGTTTGTACGGAGTAAAGGGCATATAGTACTTAACCCATCATTTTTACCAGAGGGCTTAGCAGATTACTATAAGATTAACAAGGCTATGATAGATCAGTGTGATGCTATTTATGTTTTGCTACATTCTGAGAACTCAGTAGGAACTAAAAAAGAGATTGAGTATGCTAAATCTACCTGTAAGCAGGTAATTTATCAACAGGAGGCAGAAACAAAGGAAAAAGAGTGGGGCTGGAAAAAAGATCCTTATATTTATCCACGCTCTTTTTATAGCCCTGTAGGATATACTCCGTGGGATCCGTGGGGTAGAAGATTATAAGATTAACTCTAAGGAGGCGTAAAAAGCCTCCTCTTTTTTTTTATCTAAATTTACTTACCGTTTGTGATTAGGTTACTTATCAATCAAAACAGGAGGATCAAGGATGGTAAGACGGATTAAAAGAAAATGGAGAAGATTTTACAGAACTCATAGAGAGGGCTGTGAGCTGGTAGGAGATTTTGTCGGAGCTTTAAGTATTTTTGTATTCTTATTTGAGCTCTATATCATCGGAGTTATGTTAGGAGGTTACTAATGGGAAATATAATTTTAGGGCTTTTGTTAGTCGGCTACATAGTGGTTACTATCGTAAATCTGGTAATTGAGGTAAAGAGAGATAAAGAAACCAGACCTCTAAGGATAAGAGAAAGCAGATCCCAGATGTATTTAGCTTTTGAGCTTGCCAGATTTAATAAAAATATTGAAAAAGCCAGAGAGGAGGCGGAAAAGTAATGGGATTAAAGAGCTTAATAGCAGTAGCACAAGGAAAAAATGCAGAGAGCGTATCCTTTGAGGATAAGTTTCTTAAAAATTATGAGGAGGCTGTAAAGGCTAAGGAGCTGGAGGAGAGGCAGGTAGCTCCCTCTGAGTATATCCGCCCATCCTCTATGTATGGCTGTGAGCGTATGTTATTTTTCCAGAGAGTACATGGAGGCTCCCAGAACGGAGAGCAGAGTGATGTAAATCTTATTGAGATATGCCAGAGTGGTACAGATAGGCACTTAGACATACAGCACATAGTAGAGCGGATGGAGGGCGTAGAGTGCTTAGATCTGGAGGAAATGGTAAAAGAGGCACAGGCTAAAGGCATTAAAACAGAGTTTGTAGGCTGGAATGAGGATCATACAGAGGGCAGGTGTAAAAATGATGAGCTCTCTATTTATTTCCAGCCAGACGGAGTTATTAGATTTAATGGTAAGGATGTGATCTTAGAAATTAAAACAGAGAGTACTTACCAGTTTAGTAACAGGTATGAGCCTAAGGCGGATCACAAGTGGCAAGCTACTTGTTACGGTATGGGGCTGGGGATAGATTATATCCTTTTCTTTTATGAGGATAGAAATTTCTGTAAAAAGAAACCGTATCTCTGGAAAATAACCGATGAGATGAAACAGGCAGTACTTAACAAGATACGAACTGTAAACAATGCTTGTAAAACAGGGATCCCTCCAGAGAAAGATGATAGCAAGTGTACATACTGTAGATATAAAAATGAGTGTGCTTTAGTGGATGCTGGTAAGTGGGTACATCCTAACCCTCCAGAAAAGCCTCAGACAGCCCAGAAAGATACAAACAGAAAAAAGGCTAATAAGTTTACAGGTAAAAAGAAAAAAGCCTCTACAGGGCAAAATACAGCGTTGAGAGCGGTATGTGGTAACTGTGAGCATTGTGGTAGAGAGCTGGGAGCTTACTACTGTAGCATTGATAAAGATGGATCTATGTATGTAGATCGCAGAAAGAAATGTAAGTTTACTCCTAGCAGATTTAAGGGGGTACAGGATGGCAAGTAATAACATCGGTAAAACCTTTGAGCAGGAGTTTAAGGAGTGTGTACCTCCAGATTATTACCTGTACCGCCTAAAGGATGATACAAGCGGATTTTATGGAGTATCTAATCCATGTGATTATATCCTTTTCAGATCTCCTTATCTCTTTCTGGTAGAGCTTAAAACTCATAAGGGAAAGAGCATACCGATAGCTAAGATCAGACCTAACCAGATACAGGGAATGGAGAAAGCTACTCATTATGAGGGAGTGTATGGAGGCTTTTTAATCAATTTTAGAGAGCTGGAGGAAACATATTACATAACCGTACAGGATGTGATCCAGTTTACTCAGACAGAGGAGAGAAAGAGTATACCTGTAGAGTGGTGTAGGGATCACGGAGTAAAGATAGAGCAGAAAAAGAAAAGAGTGAGATACAGCTACGATCTGGAGAGCTGGTTAAGGAGGTACTATGGAAAATCCGTGTAGTAATTGTGATAGTACATCAATGGAGATGTGTTTACTTATTAGACATTGTGAGCACTTTGTAACAAAGAAATCTAAAGAGGAGAGCAGGTGTAAAGATTATGTAGGAGTTACCTGTGTAAATGGTGGATGCCCTAACGCTATGGCGGATGAGTACCCAGAGTATGGCTATGAACATTGTACCTGTGAGGAGTGTGGATATTATAAGGGCTGTGAGGATTGTGCCTTAGCAGGTACAGAGCATTGTAATAAGGCTCCTACAGGAGGAGGTAAAGATGGTACAGAGTGATAAATTAAAGAAAATCATAGCAGAGGTAAAAGAGGAGAGCTCCCCTGTAATAACCCTCTCAAATGAGTTAATAGCAGATTTTAGTAAGGAGCTTGATAGTGCTATCTCAGAGCTGGATATGATTATGGAGAGTATCGGAGAAAACTCTATAGAGGATATACCAGATAGCCAGATAGAGTACTACTGTGTTAAGATCCCAGCCCTTATGTATTATGCAGGGCAGAGAGTAGAGGAGCTGGGTATGCAGGTAGATCTAGCCTCTAACGCTAAGAAAAGTGCTCAGAATGAGGCGATGGTAAAAGTATCTGGTACTGTGCAGGAGAAAAAAGCCAGAGTAGAACAGCTCACAGAGGATAAAGCCTTAGTAGAGGCTATTTACCGTAGAGCTTATAACAGTCTCAAAGTTAAGTTAGAGATGGCTGAGAAGATCTACAGCGGATTAAAGAAATCTCTCTCAAAGAGGATAGCTGAGGTAGATCTGGATAGATTTAGTAAGGATAAATATACCAGAGAGCCAGAGGATCCTATGGAGGATTAAGCCTATGGAGCGGTGGGCTTATGAGTACTTTAGGAGACAAGCTATAGAGGATAGATGTAAGCAGGAGGCACAGTGGCTAATAGATAATCCTAAGGACAGTATCCGTAAAGTGGCTAGAGAATTTTATATCAGTAAGAGCCAGCTACATAGGGATCTCCATGAGCTCAGAAATATAGATGATGATCTCTATGTACAGTGTAGAAATATTTTAAGGAGGCATAAAAGACGATGTTTATAAGAGTTGAGGATCAGAGCGGAAACCTTACTATCTGGCTTAATGTGAACCAGATAGCAAAGATGGAGGAGAGTAGGAGCTCAGAGGAGTTAATGGGATACAGCATAACTACTGTGGATAATAAGGAGTATTATTCTCCAGATGTTAAGGCTATACAGGCTTTATTGATGCCAGTAGTTGTAATGGAGCCAGAGGGCGATATTGTAGAGGAGCTTAAAAAGCTGGATATGAGAAGAAATGTTATGGTGGGGTGTTAGATATGGAGGAAAAGTTAGATAAGTTTTTAGCATATCTGGAGGAAAACGGTGTAGAGATCTCTGGAGAAACAGCTTTTAAGTGTGATGATGGGATTGTACTTTTTAGCCCTAATGAGGGAGGCGGAGTAGATATAGCCATTATCAGAAATGTAATTGAGTTAAATTACAATTTAGGTATCACGGATGCAGATGTAAACCTCTTTAATACGGAGGTAGGCATTATGCAGGAGTTAGGAGGATCTGAGGATGGAGAATAATAAACCAGTATTCTATATGTTAGTGGGGTTGCCAGCCAGCGGTAAAAGCTCTGAGAGTGATAGGCTGGGAGATGTAATTGTTAGATCCTCTGATTATCTTAGAGATAAACTCTGTGGAGATATAAATGATATGAAAAATAATGGTGCTGTATTTACCATCTTACAGAGTTTGGTTAGGGCGGATCTATATCATGGTAAGGATGTAGTGTACGATGCTACAAACTTAAAAGCAAGCTATAGGGTGGAGTTTTTGGATACTCTTAAATTATTAAATTGCAAAAAGGTTTGTGTGTTTGTAGATACTCCTTTTGAGGTGTGTGTTAAGCGTAACGAGGAAAGAGAGCGTACAGTACCTAAGGAGGCTATGGATAGAATGAAAAGATTTTTAGAGCCTCCTACCTTTGCTGAGGGCTGGGATGAGATACGAGTAGTTAAAAATTGGAATGAAAAGGAGAATAGCGATGGCGGAGATAGATAACCTCATAGCTGAGGTAAACAAGAAATATAAAACGGATATAATCCGTAAAGCATCGGATCTTAAGGGGATAGAGTTTATCCCCTATACCTCTCCTATGATGAATTACTTAACCAGAGGAGGAGTACCTGTAGGGAGGATCATAGAGCTAGTAGGATTGCCTCAGAGCGGTAAAACTACTACAGCTCTGGATATTATCTCTAATTTTCAGAAAAAGTACACAGATAAGTACTGTGTATATCTGGATGCAGAAAATACGATAGATAAGGAGTGGGGAGAAACTCTGGGAGTAGATTGGAGTAAGGTAATACTTATCCAGCCAGAGAGTGAGTATGGAGAGGAGCTCTTAGATATGCTCCTAGACTACATAAGATCTGGTAAGATCGGCTTAGCAGTATTAGATAGTGCTCCTTTTATTATCCCTAAAGCAGTACAGGAAAAAGGCTTAGATGAGAAAAGCTATGGCGGTAACAGTGCTCTTATGAAAGCCTTTTGTGATAAGGCGGTACCGCTTTGTAAGAAAGTGGAGTGTACTTTTCTGATGATTAACCAGCTCAGAGAGAATATTGGAAATCCGTACAAGCCTTATAAAATTCCTTGCGGTACAGCTATAGCTCATGCGTGCTCACAGATCTTATGGTTTACAAAAGGATCCTTACTGGATGAGAAGTATAAGGAGGTAAGTAGCGGATATGCTAACCCTAGTGGTAATTTGGTAAGCGTGAAAGTAGAGAAAAATAAGGTTACTAAAAATGATCGTAGGCTCCAGACTTACACACTTAACTACAGTACAGGAGTTGATGAGATTAAGGATACCTTAGATCTGGCTATTATGCTGGGGATCATCTCACAGGCTGGGGCGTGGTTTAAGGCTACTCTTAAAGATGGTAAAGAGCAGAAAATGCAGGGATTTAACGGAGTGCAGGAGTTTTATTACAACGATCTGGAGGAGCTGGAGTATCTTAGAAAACGGGTATATGAGGCAGGGATGGTATGAGAGAAATAGAGGAAACCTTAGCACATAACCTTAGAGAGGTAAGAGAGAAAAAGGGCTACACTCTAAAAGATGTGGTAAAAGGTGCAGGATATACAGAGGTAAGTATAAGTAGATGGGAAACAGGTACACGGATCCCTAAGGCTACAGTACTTTACAATCTGGCTAAATTCTATGGAGTATCTGTAGATAGATTTTTCTGGAAATAAGAGCAGGAGGAGGCAGTAAAAAGCCTCCTCTATTATTTTATACAGGGGCTATATAAAAAGTAATTGACATTATTATATAGGGGGTGTATATTATAAGCGAGGTAAGGAACTAGATACAAACTGAAAGATAGATAGGAGGAAATAAAGATGAAAAGCTATTTAGTAGAGATTAAGGATTATAACAATGATGTAAGTAGATATATTGATGTAATTGCTGATAGTAAGAGCTCAGCTAGAAGATTTGCAGAGAAAGCTACAAAAGTTCGTCATAACTTAGGAGAAACTGTAGGAAAAGCCTTAGAGAAATATGTGGATGTTACTTTTGATTTTGATGATGACTACAATGCTGTGAATGTAGTAAGACTGTAGGGAGGTAAACAATATGAGATATAAAGAGGATAATGATAACAGATACAGAGTAAACTTTATGAGAGCTACAGAGGAGCTCATGGATGCCCTCACAGTTGAGAGCTTTATCTCTTACTTAGAAGAAAATGCAGAGTTTGAGGATTATACAGTAGAGTACATTGACGGAAAATGTGTTAAGTGTAGAGCCTATGATCTCACAGAGGAAAACAGCAAGCTCCATAAGGAGTTTTTAGTAACAGAGGATGGCAGAGTATTTTACTGGAGAACCTTATTAGATAAGATCGAGTTAGTAGATGATGAGATCCCAGAGGGAATGGTAGAGGGATTACAGGAGGGAGATACATACAGAAATTTTAATGCTATCTGGGTTGTAGATAAGATTTATACGGTAGATGATCCTACACTTTGGTATAAGCTCAGAATTAAGAGCCATGTAATAAAGAAAAGCCCTATGTATAAAGGGATTGGTACTATGGATTGTGCATATAGCAGGGGAGTCTAAGGGCTCCCAGATAGGAGGGAAATATGTTTACAGTTTATATTAAGAGTGCTGGAGGCACAAAGAAATACTTTACAGAGTTTGAAACAGAGGCGGAGGCTGAGAGCTTTTGTAGAGAGTATGGCTGGGAGTGGGTAGATGAGAATGAGTTTGTATGGGATATGGATTATGAGGAGGCGTAAAGATGGCTAAGATCGTTTATCTGAGAACCGATAAAAACGGTACTAAGTATTATGCTAATTACACTTGCCCTAGATGTGGAGGAGCTGGAGGATCTGATAAATGGGCTTTTACAGGATGGACTTGTTACGAGTGTGGAGGAACTGGAGAAAGCTCTACTCCAGTTATTGAAAAAGAATATACTCCAGAGTATAGAGCTAAGCTGGATGAGAGAGCTAGAAAGAGAGCAGAGGCTAAGAGGGATAAGCAGGTAGAGGAGTTTAATAACAATCGTTTAGCAATAGCTGAGAAATACGGATTTAATCCAGAGGGCAAGATCTATGTAGTAACAGGTAACACCTATGAGATCCGTGAGGAGCTTAGGGAGGCAGGAGCAAAGTATAGAGGAGGGATTAACTGGTATTTCTTAGAGAAACAGGATAGATACCCTACAATAGAGCTTAGTTATGAGGAGTGCCTTAATATCTATCCAGAGTACGGTACAATGAGCTGGAAAGACCTTACAGAGGTACAGGCAGTACTTAACAGTAAGATACCTACAGAGGAGGATCCTAGCCAGTATGTGGGGCAGGTAGGAGAGAGGTTAGATCTGGTAGTAACTTTTAAGAAAAGATCTACTTATGAGATCCCTAGCTATGCAGGATGGGGTACAGATACGGTAGGGATCAATGTATTTAGAGATGATGCTGGTAACTGTTTTATCTGGAAAAGCACCTCAGCATTTTTTAACATAGAGGAGGGATCGCAGGTAAGATTGAGAGGAACTGTAAAGGAGCATAGCGACTATAAAGGCACTAAGCAGACTATATTACAGAGATGTAAAGTGGATGCGGTAAAATTATAAAGACAAGGGAGGAGTTAATTAACTCCTCCATAAGGAGGGCTAAGAGATGAGTATACACGGAGTAAATGCTAGACAGCTCCAGATAATAAGTATCCTTAAGGAGGCTAAGTGTACAAATACAGCGGAGTTACAAGAGGAGTTAGGAGTATCTAGGAGAACACTTAGAACGGATATAGCTTATCTTAAGAGAGTGTATCCAGATAAGTTAATAACTCACAGAGGCAGGTATACAGGTGGTTTAGAGTGGGTAGAGTAGGAGGTAGCGTATGGATCTAATAGAAAGAGTAGAAAGCTATAAGGTAATGTTTAAAGAGTGTAAAGCTCTGGAGCCTGTTAGTATGGCTCTAGCAAAGGGTTATAAATCCGCTACACCTCTCCAGAGATTGGAGATAATCAGAGAGTTAGATACAGAGCTGGCGGAGGTATACAGTGTAGAGATCCCTGTTATTACAGCGTGGGTAAGGGATGATAACTATGTACACTCTACAAAGGAGATTTTCTTAGGGGAGCCCTCCTTAGAGGGTTTTCTCCATCAATTTAGGCACCACTTACAAAATAAGGCAAGGGAGCCACAGTATAAGTATTTACTGGTAGAGAATGATCCTAAGGCGGATTACAGGATCCCTTATAAGGATTGTGTGTATAGGATGTATGGGGAGGATGATGCTAGAGCATGGGCTAGGATGGTTATTGAGTTAGCCTCATAAATGAGTTATAATATAACCACTATATAAAAAGGTAGGTGGTTACATGATAAAGAGATTGAGTGTAGTGATAGCTTTAGGCGTTGCGTTATCATTATCAGCCTGTGGAAATACAGATAAGGCGGTAAACGAGCCCACAGAGGCGGAGAAAGTAACAGAGGCTATAGAAAGTACTCCAGAGGTAACAGAGGAGCCAGAAACACCCACGGAGGAGGTTGAGGAGCTACCTGTAATTTATGCAGATGATAAGGAAATCAATTTATATCTGAATAGGTATAATGAGGCTAATGTGGGGCAGGAGATAACAGAGGATCAGTTTGAGCCATATAAGCATCATGGTAGCGTACATAAGAACCAGATAAAACTCAAAACAGAGGGAACTACTATATCAGCTACAGGAACTAAGGTAACAGTATACTTAGAATATAAGGATCTGGAGCAGTATAAGGAGGCGTTTCTGAGGTTTGTAAAGCCTTTTAGTGATACCGATATAGAGAAATGCTGGGAGCAGGTTTTAGAGGATGATACAAGAGTTATAGAGTTTGACGGATTTAGCACAGAAACCAGTAAATTTAATGGAAATATAGAGTATATGAGTATTTATGGATCCATAGAGTAGGAGGCGGATTATATGAAAATCGGAGTAAGAAAACCTAGCCTTAAAAAGGCTATCAAAGCAAGTACTACAGGTAAGGCTAAGAGAGCGGTAAAGAAAGCAGTTAATCCTCTGTATGGTAAAAAGGGTGTAGGGTTGGCAAAGAACCCTAAGAGAGCTGTAAAAAATGCTGTATATAAGAAAACTACAGTAGGAGTAAAAGATTTACTCAAATAGGAGGGCTTAATGGATGAGCGTATAAAAGAGCTGATAGATTATATAAAAATGTTACAAGTAGCCTTAGAGTGTAGCACAGATCCAGAGGATATAGAGGCGGATAATCTAATGGATGCTATCTGGGAGAGTAAGATGGAATTAAAAGAGCTGGGATATGCTGGATGGGAGGATTTATAGGAGGTATATATGGATAATGAAAAGCAGAAACAGGAGGTAATAGACTTTCTGGAGAACACTTACACAGGGGCTAAAATGATGGGAGATGAGGAGGTAATGCTAAGAGCCTCCAGAGCACTCTTAGCATTTAAGGCAGATGTGCATAAGGATATTTTCATAGAGGAGAATGTGCTGGAGTTTTAATACCAGAAAGAGAGAGGATCTTAGGATCCTCTTTTTTTATTCTAAAAATACTTACCGATTGTGATTAAGTTAAGTATCACAACAAAGGAGGTAAAGAGAGTGGCACAGAGAGTAACCAGTACAGATATAAAGCTGGCTCTAAAAGAATTTCACAGTAAAAAGCCCAGTTATTTTATAACAGAGTGTAAAACCTGTAGTACTTATTTTCCAGATCCACAGGGGCTACTTAAGTTTGATGGGCTGGCTATCACAAAGAGCTATACAAAGCCTAATATTATCGGCTATGAGATCAAAGTGAGTAGAAATGATTTTCTACAGGATAATAAGTGGCATTTATACCTACAGTACTGTAATGAGTTTTATTTTGTAGTACCTAAGGGGCTGGTAAAGAAAGAGGAGCTCCCAGATCATGTAGGGCTTATCTATTTTAATCCAGATACTAAGGGTTTGAGAACTGTTAAAAAGGCATTGTACAGGCAGATAGAGGAGCCTGTAGGAGTGTATAAGTACATTATCTTTAGTCGGCTGGAGGAGGATAGGATCCCCTTTTACAATGACAGGGCGGAGTACTGTAAGGATTATCTGGAGGATAAGGTAGTAAAGAGTGCCATAGGGCAGAGATTAGGCACAAAGTTAGCAAAGGATTTAGAGGAGGCAGAAAAGAGGTTAAAAAGCCTCCAGAGTGCAGAGAAAGAGCTACAGGCGTGGAAAAGCGTTAAGAAAGTCTTAGATAAGGCTGGTATTTTACCGTGGAGATGGTTGGATAATGATAGCTGGGTAACAGATCTGGAGCAGAGACTTAATGGAAAGATGGATCCTATAGATCTGGAGTTAGTTATTAAGGATGCCAGTAGATTACTAACCAGATTACAGGCTATGCAGGTACAGGAGGAGCAGGATGATAAAAGCTAGATACATAGGGGTAGATAATGAATTCTTACAGAGCGGTAAAGTATATAAGATTAAAACAATTTCTGTAATGTGGAATGGTAAGCCCAGATTAAGAGTAGCTTTTGGAGAGCGTTTTAGATACTGGGTGCATTACGGTAGCCTAGAGGAGTTTCTTAAGCGGTGGAAAGTAGAGGCGGTATATCATGGATGTAAGTAGGTTAATGATTTTGCTTAAGGAGGCGTGGAGCAGGGCAAGAGATGAGGGAGTAGGTGTAATGGGAGATTTTATAGGAAAGCCTTTTACAGCTACTACTATGAGTGAGTTGAATTATCTTGTAAACGCTCCTTTAGAGAGTATAAACAGAGAACTCCGAGAGGAGTTAGGTATAGAGCTTTATGTAAATACATTACCTCAGATAGAGGATAACTCAGTAAGTGGGATCTTAAGGGTAAAAAGGGTAGGAGAGCCAGTAAGATTTATATGAGAGAGGAGTGTTAAGTGTGGGTAGAGCTGAGAGGCGTAGACTTGAAAAGCAAAAAGGAAAACAGGTAAAAACCTATAATCTAACCAGATCACAGCTCCATAATGCAGTAAGGCAGGTAACAGAGGAGGATCTTAAGAGGATCAAACAGGAGGCTATGGAGGATGCCATAAATACAGCTATGACATTACTCTTAGTACTCCCTATGGAGGTACTCATGGATCATTACTGGAAAAAGACCTATGCAAAGAAGATACCAGAGTTTACAGAGCTGGTATTACAGTACTATGAACGCTGGCAAAATGGAGAGCTAGATATGGATGAGATGAAAAAGGATCTCTGGGAGTATGGCGGAGTAAGATTAGAAGAAAGAGAGGCAGAATAACATGAGTTTAAGAGTAAAAGCAGGTATTGATTTAGATGAACTTAAAAAGTACGGATTTAAGACAGGTAAAGAGTGGGCGGATGCTGGGGAGCGTTGTTTAGAGGGTATCGGCTATAAGTATCAGCATGAATGGTACCATAAGTTTTTAATGGATGCAGATGAGCCTAGCAAGATTGCCTATATTGCAGAGGATTATGATATTCCATGTGTACAGATCTCAGTAAGGACAGAGCACAGAGATTTGTATGTAGATGTAGCAGTAGAGGGTACTTATCATGTAGGAGGATCAGAGCTGGATATTGTAACAGATACTATCTATGAGCTTACACAGGCTGGAATACTGGAGGTAGTACCAGAAGAAAGCGAGGGTAAATAATATGGCTATCAGAAATGTGCTACACATGAGCCAGCTAAAGGCGTTTGAGGAGTTTCTGGAAAGTAAGGGCTATTTGATTATACCTACAGTAGGAGCGTATGAGGTACTTAGAGCCCAGAAACCTAAGAAAGATAGAAAACCTAAGGAGAGCCCTGTAATTGTGTATAGAAAAGGCGGAGCTAAGGAGCATTTATCTATTATGGATAAAGATTTTTATTTAGTAAATGAGTTTTTGAGAATTAAGGAGGCTGAGTAATGTTTTGGTATGTAGTACTTGCAATTTTAATATTAGCAGGAGTAACTCTGGTAGAGAGTTTTTTAATAGTTTTTGTAGCTGGCTTGTTAGGGATTGGAGTTTCCTTTAAGGTTATTTTCTTTGTGATGTTTGTTATCAATTTCTTTATAAAAGGAGGCAGTAGTAAGTAAATGAAAAAGAAAATTAAGGATTGTACATTTAAGGAGTTTACAGGGTGGGCTAACGCTAGAGCCTGTGATGGTAGATGGAGTATGTTAGATGCTATGAATAGTATAAGTGTAATTAGTATGGTATATGAGGTAAAGCCTCTTTTCTTTAGAGGCAGGGTTAGAGAGGCTTTATGGAGAAAACTTAGGGATCAGTATTTAAACGTGGAGGCAGAGATAGAGATTGAAAGATAGTACAAGAGCTAAGAGCTCCATACAGGAAAAGCGTATAGCTAAGGCTATGGGCGGTAGACAAGTAGTAGGATCTGGATCAACTCCGTTTCTAAAAGGAGATGTAGTGGTAGATAAACTCTTTATTGAGGCTAAAACAAAGATGAACCCTAGCCAGAGTATCACAGTAAAAAAGAGCTGGATAGATAAGGCTAAGGAGCAGAGCTTAGCTATGAGAAAAGAGGATTATGCTATAGCAGTATCTTTCGGAGATCCTAAGGAGTATTACCTCATTGAGGATAACTTAATGGAGGATCTGTATAAGAGCAGGGAAGCACTCAGAGCGGTTATAGATGCTATTGGAGGAGTAGATCACGATCCATTAGGGTTAGAGAGTGCAGAGATTTACAGAATAAGAGAGCTGATAAAGGAGGCGTATTAGATATGTGTAAAATTAGTGAAATGAACTTAGAAACAGCTAAGTACTATGGATATGAGGCACAGAGTAACCAGTTAGTAGAGGAGTGTGCAGAGCTTATACAGGCGGTAAACAAGTACCGCAGAGTAGAAACAGGCTTAGGACAGCCTGTAGCGGAGGATAAAAAGGCTATTGCCAGAGATAACTTAGTAGAGGAGATTGCAGATGTAGAGTTAATGCTGGAGCAGGTAAAGTATCTCCTCCAGATCCCAGAGGATGAGATCACAGCGGTTAAGACTTTTAAGGTAAACCGTACTAAGGAAAGAATGGAAAGCAATAAATAAAATATTTTTCAAAAACTATCTAAATTTTCCTCATATTGAGGATTAAGTTATTTATCAATAAAAATAACACACATAGAAAAGGAGAAAAATCTATGAGAGCATTTAAAGGATTTAACAAGGATCTTACCTGTAGAGGTTATCAGTATGAGGAGGGTAAGGAATTTCACACAGAAAGAGCGGAGTGCTGTGATACAGGTTTTCACGCTTGCGAGTATCCGTTAGATTGTTTCGGATATTATGATCCAGCACATAGCGTATTCCATGAGGTAGAGTTATCTGGAGAGATGGATAAGAGCGGAGATAATACTAAGGTATGTGCTACTGATATTAAGATCGGAGCTAGATTATCTATTGCAGGACTTGTAAAGATGGCTATTGATTTTACTATGAGTAAGGTAAACAAAGAGGCAGGATCAGACGAGCGACACGGTTTTGCATCTGCTACAGGGGATTATGGAGCCTCATCTGCTACAGGGGATTATGGAGCCTCATCTGCTACAGGGAATTGT